ATGACTAATGCAGCAATTGTTATCGAGAATGCAGAAACATTTTGGGACGTTGTAGATGATTTTCTGCAACAGGAAGCAGAACATCCTGGTGCGGATATTCCTGCAGATATAGATTTTCAAGGGTGGCCAAATCTTCATATCAACGTAAAAGGCGAAAAATTTCATTCTTCACTGACTAGCTCTATGGTGTATGGCTTGGCGAGTATGCATGAGTCATTTCAACGAGCTTATGCATTGGCGAAGTATGGCACCTCAAATTTACAAAGGCTGACTAATGAAGATAAACAGTCTTTGGACATTATATTTAAAATAAAGGAAGGCTCGACTGACTCAGAGACTGACTGGTCAGGTACCATTAATCAGTTTCTGGCATTCCTCACGGGAGCGTTTGAAGGTATGACTGGCGTTCAGAAAATGACAATTTTGCTATCACTGATTACCGCTTTGACGGTAGGTGGTTGCTATTATTTGCATACAAATAGTCAAGATCATGCCGCAGATTTAAATGCTCAAACCCAGACGACTCAAACTGTAGTAGAGGGTATGACACGCTCATTTGAGTTAGGGAGTGAGATCAAACGTAGAGGGGAAACTAGTCTTAGCCGCGAAATTGAAGCACATGGTGAAGATGGAAAGGCTTCTTTACTCAAATCGGTTGCATCGGATGCTGAATCCGTGAAGGTTGGAAATCAACGATATGACGGCGCAGCCCTTCAAGATTATCGAAACAGGCAAAGTGTGGACAGAGAGAGAACAGAGCGCTTTGATAACTTTTACATTAAGGGTATCTCTCGAGCGGGAATGTCAAGTCCAGAGCTAAATTTAAGTGTGGTCCGAGTCAGTAACGGTGAGAGTTTTACTATCAAAGTGGCTGAGGATATTGCTCGCCCGGCTGAGTTAAAGGCGCTTGCTTCAGCTATTGTGACTGGTGAGGTAGTAAGAATTAGCTATTTAGAAGTGACCGAAAACGGACATGTTGCGCGTGGTCAGTTCAATTTGATCATATCCAATGATCCGCCGGCTCAAGCAGAACCAGCGGTACGCTAAATGTAACTTATACTAATCAGTAGCCTTCATTAGTCAGAGGGCTACTTTAACCCAATCTTTCCCACGGTCATCATGGTATTGAGCAGTCTGATTTGGTGACTTGTGGCCGAGTAGTTTCTGAGTATTGATTCCCTGAGCCTCATATAGTCGCTCTGCCAAAGATCTCTGTTCATGGAAGGTGGCTGGTGTGCCATCTCCCCAATCAATTTTCGCTTTATCTCTGGCTTTACTGAAATTCATGGTAAGTGTTCTCGCTTTAACTTGCGCGCCGCGCTCGGCTTGCGAAGTTGAGTGAAGGAAATGAACCAGATATGGGCTTACTGCATAATCCCGGCAACGTGCGATGACTTCCCTTAGGCTCCAGTTAATAGCATCGCACCTTAGTGCCAGCGGGATTGCTATCTTACTGCCGGTTTTCTCCTGCTCAATATGGAGGTGATCATCCCATACATCAGTGAATTTCATTCGTGAGATATCCCCCAATCGCTGGCCAGTGATGAGGGCCAGTAACATTGCATTTCCCATGTACTTATGGTTTGCATCAGCAATGTCGAAAATTTTCTGCCATTCATTCAGATTTAAGCGCTGGCGGGTAATGCGACGCCGCGGTTGTTTGGTCGCAAGTGCAGGGTTATGTCCCGGAGGAACTTCACCAGCGTGCTGAGCCTCTTTAAAGACGTCAATCAAGACCGAACGTATCACCTGAGCCATTCTTGGTTGTCCTTCCGATATGTATTCATCAAGGATTTGAGCAATATCACGAACATCAACAGCAGATATAAGCTTCATCCCGACTCGCTCTTTTAATAATGCAACTGGTTTGGCCTTTTGTTTGTATGTGTTTTTTTTGATATCGCCTGTTGCAAGCCGTTCTTCTTGAATCTTCCAGTAGCGATCAAGCCAAGTTATTGCTGTGATGGCTTTTCCTTTGCTGGTGGCTATTTTGTCACTGAGTGCCAAAATTTGGCGGGTATTTTGTTCAGCGAGTCGTTTATTTGCTTCAATAGCTATTGCCGTGGCCTCTGCTTCGTCTGTTCCTAGACTATGAAACTTACCAGTTATCGGGTGCTTATAACGCCAGTATACTTTATTAACCTTTCTGCTGAAGAGTGGGTATAAATTTGGAATAGATATATTATTTTTACGTGGTCTGGCAGCCATCGTTCAAAATCCTCTGCAAAAGAACAGGGTCGCTTTTCTTTACTACAGGAGTGGTCAATGTACCGACCAACTCAGCATCCTCCCTGACGCGCCAGAATCGACCTTCTTTTTTGGCTGGGGGAGAAAACATATTCTGTTTAGCATAATTCCTGAGAGTGGAAACACTTGGAGGATTGCTTCTGTATTTCTCGTTTGCCCACTCTTCAAGGGTTAACATCTGGAGCATATGTTTTACCTCATTATGGCCCATTGCTGGGCCAGTATCTGAAAATAAAAAATCAGTTTTGCATCAATTTTTGCAGCACCTGATTGCCGGCAATTATTCGCTGCCATATCGCTGATACATAGCGGGCCTGATGAATAGCATCAGCGAGGGCATTGTGACGAGACCCTTCAAACGGGATCGTTGTTTTGGGGTCGAAGCTAATGGCCTGGCCGAGCTCTACCATTGTTCGTACGTCCCGATCGTTCCAGTATTCCCACGGATAATCTTCAGCAATGCAATCGTAAGAAGAACGCAGAATAGAGTTGTCGAATGACGCACCGTTACCCCATACCTGCGCCTTTTTGCTCCCGCCAGCGACATTATCAGAAACAAATTCTCTGAACTGGAGTAATGCATCCTGCAACGGGATAGCATCATCATTTACGATCGCAGAGCGTGCTTCGGAGGACTGCTTAAGCCACCAGATAACAGTAGAGGGATCGATTAAGGCGCCCCAGTTCACAGAGGATTCAAGGCATACGACTTTATAGAAACTTTCTCCAATAGAGCCGGTTGCCGGGTCAAAAACAACCGCACCAATAGCGACGATAGGGGCGTTATGTTTTTTACCCATGGTTTCCAGATCAACCATAACGTGAACATAATCAATTGGCTGATCTTCCTGCTTATTATGATGACCGGATTCAATATCTACAGCATCCGTTTGATGAACAACTTCATCCGTTTTTTCTTTTTGGTTAACCTTGCCCTTAACATCAACAAGACTGTCAATGGAAAATACTCCGTCCCCAATTTTTGAAACTTCAGGCTGCCTGGTCTTGGTAAGGTCTTCGGTTACCCACTTCGGATCCGTAGGGTCGCTAATCCCTTCAACATATTCGCCGCGCTCGGAGGCCAGAACCTGATTAGCGTCTGGACGTTGCTTTTGAGCCTCTTTTACCTGTTCGGTACCAACTGCTTTAAAGTCGGAGGAGAGTGTTTCCAGGTTTGCGCTGCTATCCTCTCCGGCGATTGCTTGGTTTATTGCATCCAGAGTGACAGCTGCAGATGGAATATGCCCCGCCTTGGCAAGCGTTTCAGCGCTCGGGGTATCATGCTTATGTTCAGTCAGATTCGCGTTGATGTAGCCACGCAACCGATCTGGAAAAGGAGTTATTCCACTGGATGCTTCCCTGATCAGTGCAAAAATCGCTGCACGGGAATAATCAAGGATGCCTGGTGTGCTCCGTAATGCTGCAGACCATTCTTTAAATGGACTTTCTTTCTTCTGTACTATTTCCTTCGCGCGGCGGTGGACTGATGCCGGAAAATTATAGATGTCAAAATCCATAGGCATCGTTGCAAGAGCGATCTCTATATCCAGAGTATCCAGCGAATGCTGATAATCCGGATTGCGGTCAGTTTTGTTACCGCCGCCAGCATTGGCGCCGGCATCGGTTTTGTTTATTGAGGTGATATAGTTTCCAGCAGCCCATTCCTTTGTAAGGATCCCGCGGTCAATGTGCGACGTTTCAAGCCACAATTTGGCGAACTGAATTTGCTTGCCGAGCTCATGGCGTTTCCCCACAGGAAATACGCTCTTAAATGCACTGGTAAATTTCCACAGGCCAGGCATATCATATTTTTTAAGCTCCGGAATATTTTCTGCCGTCAGCAGCAGATTCTGCACACCGTGATTATCCGTATCCATTTCCATCGCTGAAAGGCGGTTACGATGAGGAATGCTAATGTGATACACGTGACGCTCGTCGGCCATATACTGGGCAAGCAGCTGCGTGCGGAATGACATTTCCGCCAGGTTGAAGAGTGCTTCTTCATTGTTCGAATAGTCCTCTTCATCGCTATTTGCAGGAGAGATATCGTTTTCTGGTTTACTGGAGGGCTGTGGTTCAGCAGCCGCCGGCGCAACGATTTTTTGCCATGTCAGCCCGTCTTCACCACCAAGCTCGTAGCGATCGCACCAGGTGTCATCCAGTACACCTTCTTCCGGTAAGTCATCAACGATGAGCCAGTTGGTGCGGATCGGCAACTGATGGCTGGCGCCGCGGCCAACGTTAATTTCAGCGTCTTCCAGGATGTCCAGGATTTTGCGCTCGGCGCGAGAATCGGATTTAGCAGAGAACCAGCAGAAGAGACTTTTCGCTTCGTTTGCTTTTGCCTTCGCTTTAATGAGATACGGGTAGTTGTTCATTGCGTTTGGGCTCCTTTGGATTGTAAGATACCCGGCAGCTGATGGCAGCCGCCCTGGTGGTGGTCATTGGTCAAAACTCGATTCCGGAAAGCTTTGGTCGGCTGACCGGGTACTTAACCCGCCTCGCGCGGGTTTTGTGCTTTATGGGGCTGGCGAATCGCCCCGCAGCAGCTGTGATACGCGAACGTCGTCAAGCGCTCGCAGGATAGGCTCAAAAGTTTTATGGGCTGGCAGTTTAGATACCGCAGTGATCACTTCTGTAACGGTGATGTCATCGCCGCGGGGGCTATAACCACCGCCTGGGCCACGCTGTGAAATAACCAGGTTACCCGCCCGCAGCTTTTTGAAGATCTGCTCAAGGTATGAAGTAGACAGCTTTGACTCTTTACTAATGGCCGTCAGTGAAACGGGCGAGCCGTCATAGAGCTTATTCAAAGTGGCGGCGGCCTGGACAGATGCCAGAACGCGTTTCATTCCAAATTCCATAATCACTTCTCCGGCCGTAACGGCCATTGGTCAAAACTCGATTCAAAAACTCACTGCTGGCTGTTGGTCGTCAGCCATTTTTTGTGCATTTCGGTAGGGGAGACACTGGCCCTGTACTTTTTGTTCATCGGCGTTGCTGTTGCAACTGGCCTCTGATGGATAAACACCGATCAGAACATCAGAGCATTCACCAGTAAGAGCACATACGCTGATGACAAGGGCAAACAGGGTATTCATGCCTCAGCCTCAGGGTTTCCTTTCTGCGCCAGTAAGTAACACAGCTGGCGCAGTCTCACCTCGAACCAGTTCAGGCGGGTCGCCTGGTTCCCGGTAGGTACTCGGGCAAAATCCTTCATAGTTATCTCCAGTTAACTCAGTATTAGGATGTGGTTTTGCAATGCGGCGCCGGGTGCCTCCCGGTGACGGCAGCCAGTTAACAACTACCGCCGACAACTTTTTCCCCACAACGTGTGAATAACCGCCATGTTTACTTTTTTAACTGTGTCGCGTGCGCATAGCCGCATTCACCGCATTGCAAACCCTGATTTTTTATTTTCACTACTTCGACGCGCTTCGTCGGTGGTGTCGTGACGCTGATCTTCACGATTGAGCTTTTTCACCCTGCAATTCACCACCACGAAGCGCGCAGGATTTCCATTACATTTCAGAAGAGGCGCAGTCTGCCGGCTTACCTGAAAGCGCCGCGGTAAACTCGCTGAAACTCAGTGCCTCCTCACCTTCAGAGAGGCTTTCAAAATAGTCTTCGTATGCTTTATCCATACTCATTTCCTTCCCTTAAGGCCGGGCAGCCGAACGTTGAACCTGCTGCGATTTATATTGCTGTCATCTCATCCGGTGTTTCGTATGCCGCCGGCAGCTACTTCGTGGGCTTCCTGCCTCGATGACTTGCTGCGATGGAATGATTAAAGCATTGGTTTATGTTTGATGTCAATATAGGGTTTATGCAGATGCAAACTTTTGCTTTAATCGAGACAGGGGAGCTGTTGGATTGATTGAGGCTGCGCGGCAGGCAAAAAAAAACCGGCATTTGCCGGTTTCATGGGGTGAGATCAGAGATGTTAGTTAGTGTCGCTAGCCTTAAATCGACCACGGAGATATTTCTCAACATAATCATCGATTTCTTTTAGGCGGACTTCAAAAGTATCGATCATTCTCTCTTGTTCTGCCTCAGGTAACTGCCTAAACAGACGTAACATTTTGCTCTCATTTGGCTTGAGGCCTGAATCTTCAGATACTTTCTCTCCAAGCAACCAAGTTACAGACACATTGGCAGCTTCCGCGAGGGCAATTGCGGACTTTTTACTGATTACTCCTTTCTTAAACCACCCATTCACCGCTTGAGGTGTAACTCCAGCAATGCGAGCCATATCCGCCTTGCTGATCCCTCTTTGAGTAATTTCTTCCAAACGAGCAATCAGTTGGTTGTTGAGTTCTTCAGTGTTTTTCATAAGCCCATTGTAAAGGTTTAGTTTATAGCCACAATAAATTAAAAATTTGCATTGAATATAAACCTATGCTTTATTATGCCTAACTTAACGAGGAGATAGATATGACAGCCCTTGATAACGCAATTCGAGTAGCTGGCTCAGCCAATAAATTAGCATCAACGCTTGGAGTAAGCGGCATGGCAGTAAGTCAGTGGAAAACAAAAGGTATTGTGCCTTCATCGCGAGTTTTACAGGTTTTTAATGCAACGGGCGTTACGCCTCATGAATTACGTCCTGATCTATATCCGAATCCAACGGATGGAATACCTAAGGAGTGACCATGCAAACCACCTCTTTTGAAAATCATACTCCGGTGATGAGTATGCAACTGAAAACGGAAAATCAGTATTTGCCCCGTCGGCGTGACGGCAAGAAATGCCGAGCCATTTTGGCCGCCGTTCAGGAATGGGAGTCCTCATTACCTGGGCGTGCGCAAGACCACGTCGCGCAGCTGGTGGCCGAACAGTGGGAGAAACAAAACGGGCGCGGTATCAGCGTCAATAAACAAAATCTGTATCGCTACCTGAAAAACGAGGGCGGTTCAGAGAAGTACACCAGTTATGTCATCCAGCTTTCGGCGGCGATCGCTGATGCAATGCCGATAGAGATCGCGCGCAAACATGGCCTAAAACATGGCTTAACTGAAACCGAGCTGGTGGCCAATGCAATCAAAGAATGCAGCGAAGCGCACCAGGCCAAGTTACTTGGCGCACCTCTGCAGAAACTAGAGCGTGAAATACGGGAAGCTGCAATTGCACTTTTTAACATGCTCCCTGCAGATGCGGCGGGACCACTACTGGCGAGCATCAGCGCCGTAGCGCCGCAGTTTTTCTAATCGAGTTTTGACAATGACCACCAGCACCAGCTGGTTAATAAGAGGTTTCAGATGGCCCGCATCAGAACAGTTAAACCTGAATTCTGGACAGATGAGAAGGTGGTGGAATGTTCAATTCCAGCGCGTCTCCTGTTTATCGGGTTGTTCAACTTCGCCAACGATATGGGATGCCTTGAGCGTTCGCCAAAACGGTTGAAGATGCAAATCTTCCCTGCGGACGCGCTCGATTGCGAACCACTAATACAGGAACTGATTACTCATGGATTACTCATTGAGTATTCAGTGAATGATGTCTGCTATTTACAGATTAAAGGTTTCCTTAAGCATCAAAAAATAAACAGGCCTTCAGCTTCAAAAATACCTCTTCCACCAGAACTCACTGAGGATAAGGCAGGAGAGGAAGAAAAGAGAGTGACTAATCAAGGAGGGCTCAATGAGGACTCAGTGAATCATCAAGGAGGGCTCACTGACGGAAAAGGAAGGGAAGGGAAGGGAAAAGGATCAAACCCCACTCTCTATGCGCAGGAGAGAAATTTTCCCCTGCAACCTCAGTATCTGCCTGGAGTGGATATTCCGATCGGGAAATTCACCATGCACGACCTTTGGCTGCCGTCACAGGACTGGCCGCGGCTAGCTGCTACCTGGGGTATAGCGCTTCCCGAACCGGCATACCTGCCGACAGAGCTGGCAGAGTTCATCGCGTACTGGAAATCCGAGGGGAAAGTGTTCACTCAGATTCAATGGGAGCAGAAATTTGCCCGCAGCGTGATAAGTGCCAGAGCCAAATCTAAACCACAACCAGCAACCGGAGGTAAAGACCATGCAGGAATTCAACCAGTTAACACCGCATCCCGGGCAGTTCAGGAAATTCAGGCAGCCAGAGAACGCTGGGAAAAGCAAAACGGACTTGCTGGCGGCGGATACGGCATGGCGGCTATGGACAGTCATGGGGGAAATATTTTCGAACCGGTGGACCCAGAAGAACGGGGCGGCGCCCTCGGATATGTGGATTGCCCAGATTGGATCGATGAGTGAAGCCCAGATTACTCTGGTCTGCAGTCAGTGCATGGAGCGCTGCGCCGCGGGTAACACATGGCCACCGGATCTGGCTGAATTCGTTGCGCTGGTTTCGGCGAGTGGAGCCAACCCATTCAACCTGACATCCGAAGCTGTGATGGCTGAATACAAGCGCTGGCGCAATGAGTCTTATCGCTTTTCGGGCAGCGACAGATATCCCTGGAAACAGGACGTGCTGTATCACATTTGCGTTGAGATGCGCAGAACGGGAGTTGAGCGAAACCTCACAGAGGGGGAACTAAAAAAACTGGCAGAAAAATTACTCACGAAGTGGACGAAGCACCTGGCTAATGGATTCTCGATCCCGCCGATTCGCCGTCAGCTTGAAGCGCCGCGACATCCGGCTGGGCCCACACCAGCACAGCTTCTGATGGAAGAGTACAAACGCCGCAAGGCGGCAGGTTTAACCAAGTAAACGAGTTTTGACCATGACCAAACAACTAAAAGCCAAAGTAACTAAAGCACAGATGGTGCTTGCCATCGTTAGCAGGACGCCAGAATGCGTCCTGCAGGATGTCTGCGATGCGCTCGACTTGCAAGCCAGTACAGCAGGTAACTTACTGCGGCAGCTCCATGCCGCGGGAAAACTCCATCGTACCCATAACGGCTACCAGTATGTCTATCGAGTGGTTGCAGGCGTTGAGGTTCCCGATGTTGCCCTGCCGCAGACTGCAACACCATTATCTGAAGAGGATGTGAAAAAAGTCCAAAACGCACTGTCCCTGGCGAAGACGCTGGAAGACAAAAAGCTGTGGCGCCGGGCTGCGACTGTTTACACATCGATGCTTGGAATGACGACAACAGCAAACGAGCTCTGGTTGCTTGCCAAAATGCGTAACCGCTGCCTGCGCAATGCGGCGAGGTGCTAATTATACCTAAAATGGAATCAACACCAGCTGGTACGGGATGTCAAAGCTAAGTTTAATTATACCGGGGTGAGGCAAAGCTGAGATGTCCGCTGAGTGCCAGGAGCGGTCGTTCAGCTGTTTATTTTTGACATGAAACCGCGTGCTCATAGGCATTCTGGTTATTCCGTCCAAGTAAATACCATTAACTGAATGGAAATGGTTTTTCTAATTACTCATTGAATCTCAGGAGAAATCGGAATGTCAATCAAATGCACAGTAACAACCCACGAAATCTATTTTAATGAGCCGCGCGGGCGAATTGGGATAGCAAAGTATCTGAAAAGGAAAGCCCCGCGAGATGGCGAGGCAACTCGCGCATTAAGTAGGTACTATTCGGCGGTTATGTTAGGTTGCTGAGCGTTCTCATTTTTTTCGTTATTAAGCTGAATGTTTGGCTGCTGGAATAATGAACCTTGCAGATTTTTAAACGCTTCATCCACAATGTCGTTTCTAGATTTTTGTGGCAATGCCCAAGTACAAATGCCATAGACAATGACAGCGAAGGTTATGGTGGCGAAAATGCTGGCAAACCCATTCCAGTACCATCCTAACGAGCGGGAAACACGCCCACGTTTGCGTGCTTGGGTGATTTCAACCATACGGTGAAAATTGAGGATAGCATCCTCTCCAGCCTTCCTTAATTCGCTCTCACGTGATGCCTTCATTGTCTGTATTTCTGCTTTCAGCCGTTCTATTTCAACATATTGTAAGTTAGCACCGGCTAACTGTGCATCGTACTCAAGCCTGATGTCAGCATCAATCTGGTCTGTTAAGTTAGTGACGATGGCTTCAGCTTTCTCTTTGTAAGACTCGATTCGGCCAGGCGTATTAACTGTCTGCTCATGAAAGATCTTCAGCTGGGTGTTAATATAGTCTTCTGTGCATTCGCCGCTCCTACGCAACTTCTCTGCGTATTCATTTTTGTCGTGCTTATAGAGCGCGTAAGCCAAAAATCCTGAGGTATCATCTTTTCCTGTAACTAATTGAGTAAAAACCCAGAGCTTTTCCATTTGGTTTTTTCCGCAATAAAAAAGCGCCAGAAAAGGCGCTTTAATCAACTAAAGTAAAATTATCCTTTGGCTACAATTGCCCTGAATGCGCGATCCATCATCACTCGCGCATTATCTCGTGATCTCTGCATTGGGGCAGAGCCAGAAGACATCGAAGCAGCAGGCTTAGCAGGGGCGCTATTTTGTGCTAATGCACTGCGAGCAATGTCAGCCTTGCGACTGTCTGACAGCGGTCGAAGTTCATATTTAGCCATTAATCCTCCCCATATATCCAACTATCCAACGGTTATCCACAATCAAACACTGTTGCTCATTCTGTGGATAGTTTACCACAGACACCGTTAAATGCCATGTGCAGAATTGTCAAGCACTTAAAAAACAATAACCCCTATATGTAGGTGATTTTATTTTAATTACCCCTAAATGTAGTGAGTAGTAGACCTGCCCCTTGAGAGTTCACACAGAAGGGTGTTAGCAGTGTCCGCTTCTCGCTCACAGCGGACACTGGCTGTTGTGGATGTCTGCAGTGTGCCAGGAGCGGAAGCTTAGCCATTCTAGAATGCTTTTATGTCGTGTTGGCTTTGTTGAATAAATCGAACTTTTGCTGAGTTGAAGGATCAGATCACGTATCTTCCCGACAACGCAGACCGTTCCGTGGCAAAGCAAAAGTTCAAAATCACCAACTGGCCCACCTACAATAAAGCCCTCATCAACCGTGGCTCCATAACTTTCTGGCTGGATGATGAAGCTATTCAGGCCTGGTATGAGTCAGCAACACCTTCTTCACGAGGCAGACCTCAGCGCTATTCTGACCTTGCCATCACGACTGTGCTGGTCATTAAACGCGTGTTCAGGTTGACCCTGCGGGCTGCACAGGGTTTTATTGATTCCATTTTTACACTGATGAATGTTCCGTTGCGCTGCCCGGATTACACCAGTGTCAGCAAGCGCGCAAAGTCGGTTAATGTCAGTTTCAAAACGTTCACCCGGGGTGAAATCGCGCATCTGGTGATTGATTCCACCGGGCTGAAGGTCTTCGGTGAAGGCGAGTGGAAAGTCAAAAAGCATGGCCAGGAACGCCGCCGTATCTGGCGTAAGCTGCATCTCGCCGTTGACAGTAAAACACATGAAATCATCTGCGCTGACCTGTCGCTGAACAATGTGACGGACTCAGAAGCCTTCCCGGGTCTTATCCGGCAAACCCACCGGAAAATCAGGTCAGCCGCCGCCGATGGCGCTTACGATACCCGGCTATGTCACGATGAACTGCGGCGTAAGAAAATCAGCGCGCTTATCCCTCCCCGAAAAGGTGCGGGTTACTGGCCCGGTGAATATGCAGACCGTAACCGTGCAGTGGCTAATCAGCGAATGACCGGGAGTAATGCGCGGTGGAAATGGACAACAGATTACAACCGTCGCTCGATAGCGGAAACGGCGATGTACCGGGTAAAACAGCTGTTCGGGGGTTCACTGACGCTGCGTGACTACGATGGTCAGGTTGCGGAGGCTATGGCCCTGGTACGAGCGCTGAACAAAATGACGAAAGCAGGTATGCCTGAAAGCGTGCGTATTACCTGAAAACACAACCCGCTACGGGGGAGACTTACCCGAAATCTGATTTATTCAACAAAGCCTGTCGTGTTCTAAATAGCCGCGTCTAATACCGCTACACTTCCCATTTTTTGACATATGGTAGCCACGTAAGAGTAAACACAGCAAGCTGGGCGTAGTGCCTCTTAGCGGAGGTGGCCACCCCAATCCCTTGCCCCGCAAGGGCCCGCAAAAAGTGGAGCACTATTCCGCGCAGCTATTTAGTTTTACACATAAGCTAATACTGCCATTAGGAGCGGGGGCGTTTCACTGCATCGATAAATTCTTCACGAGTAAGCAAGCAAAGGGCAAATTCTCCCTTCATTAGAGGAATGCCATGGTTAAGTTTTTCCGCCAATCTTTTATTGGCTAGAAAAAAAATGTGTTCTTTAAAGTCGAAGAAAACATAGGCGTCGGATCTCTTCCATTTCTCGATAAACTGCGTGCTGCGACCAAACCACTGCATTATTCCGAAGCTATGAATACCCTGCTTCACAAGACGGCTTTTAAAATCGAGTGAAATATGGAAATTCCAGCCATTTGAAGAAGTTGACGAAGCATCAATATGCACCAGCCAGAACATGCGACGCCCTTTCCTATAAAATGTCTCGCGGGAAATTCGTTCCTCTTCGGATATAGGTGAGTGCTGTAGCTCTAAGACTGTCTCAAAGCCTGTACCTTGCCCATATAGTATATCTGCCCGATGAAGTTCATTTGTTAAGTCGTCCTTGAGTGAAACTTCTCGGCACTCTTCATTGAAATTTTCCTTCCAGCCGAGATGCCATGGGCCTTCAGGTTCACTCCAGGTATCGCAGTCTCCAGCTTTATGCCTCCAGTGGTAAATGTTTTGTGCTGGTAAAACGGCTGATAACGTCCCCCCGCAGTCCCTGCATACTGTCTTTTCACCCTTTACCAATGGCTGACGTCTCTTACCATCAATCCAAGCATAGATCATAAATCGCCCCATTTATATTAAGAAGTCCATAAGTGATTTTTTTATATTAATTATTTATGAGAGGAATTACTAACTTCCGATCCTCGCTCGAAGCAGACCTTCATCCCATCCAGATTGTCCGCTCTGTGCCAAGAGCGGAATCTGGAACGCCAGAAGTAGCGGCGTTTCTTATCAACGTTGTTGATCACCACAAAAATGACTGTATCCCTGTAATAGCGGATTTCGTCATTTGTGGAGAAAAGATCAATCTAAACATGAGCATGGGCTAGCGAAAAGTGGCATTAAACGCTTGAACATTTCACTTAACAAGTATACTGTTTATTTATACAGTGTGCGCCGGGAGACCGGTAGAGATCAAGGGGTGAAAGTCCCCGACCATTGAAGGACCAGCAATCCACAAGGTCCCCGAGTCATGCGTTGCATACCGCGAGGTATGGGGTGAAGCGTTGACAGGGGTGTTGACAGGCCAGCCATTGAGCCACGAAATGTATATTAAATTACCGGGTGCCGACGTTGTACTGTTAACGGAAGGCAACATCATAGGGTGCGATACTGCGAGTGCCACATGGACCCGGCGGGGTCTGAGACCCTGGCATGTCAATACGATCTCTACGCGGGAACCGGGAGATCTCCCCTCTGACCATCTGCCAGTGTCGGGGATGGCCCGCACCGGGAAGACGAGGAGTCATAGCCGGTGATGTACGGAGAGGAGAAGTCGGACTCGCTCATAGTAGCGGCGAAGCAGGCGAACAACCCGAAAGGAGCGGAGTCAGTGGAGCGAAGGAGCGGGGCCAAGGGGAACGCGGAACAGCCACACATGCGCCGGACACAGAGCCGGGAAAGCATGTCACAGAGGCTGTCACGCGTGCGGGAAGCTGCGAAGCAGCGGAAGAAAGAACGGTTTACAGCATTGTTCCACCTGCTGACAGTCGAAGCACTGGAAGCCGCATTCCTCTCCCTGAGCAGGAAAGCGGCCGCCGGAGTGGATGGCATCAGGTGGATGGACTACGCCGGAAACATGAAGAACAACATAACAGATCTGCACCGGAGGCTACATCAGGGCAGCTACAGGGCGCAGCCCGGCAGGCGTCACTACATCCCAAAAGCGGATGGAAAACAACGCCCGCTCGGCATCGCCTCGCTGGAGGACAAGATCGTCCAGTATGCGCTGGTGAAAATCCTGAACGCAGTCTATGAAAACGACTTTATGGGGTTCTCATACGGGTTCAGACCCGGGCGAAGCCAGCACGATGCACTGGACGCACTGGCCACAGGGCTGGTACGCACTAACGTAAACTGGGTACTGGATGCCGACATCAGTCAGTTCTTTGACAGGGTGAGCCACGAATGGCTGATCAGGTTCACAGAGCATCGGATCGGCGACCGGAGGGTAATCAGGCTCATACGTAAGTGGCTCACAGCCGGGACGTCGGAGGAGGGTCAATGGCGAGCAACGGAGGAAGGCACCCCACAGGGTGCGGTCATCTCACCGCTGCTGGCAAACATCTACCTCCACTATGTCTTCGATCTGTGGGCGCATCAGTGGCGACGTCGCTATGCCACAGGCAATGTGGTAATGGTCAGATACGCCGATGACATCGTCATCGGGTTCGACAAACGATACGATGCCCGGCGCTTCCGTATAGCCATGCAGCGCAGACTGAGGGAGTTCGGACTCACGGTTCACCCGGAGAAAACCCGTCTGATGGAGTTCGGCCGCTTCGCTGCCGAAAACCGTGCCATCAGGGGAAAAGGCAAACCAGAAACGTTCAACTTCCTCGGGTTCACGCACATCAGCGGGAAAGATCGCAACGGCAGGTTCATGCTGATACGAAAGACCCGCCGGGATCGGATGACGGCAACTCTGAAAGCCATCAAAGACGGTCTGCGAAGGCGCTGGCATTACTCAATCCCCGAACAGGGAAAATGGCTCAGGAGAGTGGTTCAGGGATACCTGAACTATCACTCGGTACCGGGCAACTTCCCCACCATGCAGAAGTTCAGGACACACGTAACAAACCTCTGGCGCCGGGCGCTCAGGCGCAGGAGCCAGAAGGATGATACGACCTGGACGAAAGCAAACAAACTGGCAGCCGCATGGCTACCAAGGGTTCGGGTTCTTCATCCATGGCCTGTGGAGCGGTTCACCGCCAGACACCCGAGGCAGGAGCCCGGTGCGTAAATCGCGCACGCCGGGATCTGTGCGGGGGGTATCCGGTAACGGGTATCCCTACCGCGACACTTGCGTGAGGAGCTAGTTATGAAAGTGGAAATCACAATTGATCGCCAAAAAAAATTGCCGGATGGCGCTGTGCCTGCTCTGGAGAAGGAGCTACTGCGGCGATTGGATCAAAACTTTAATAACTGCAGTCTTGTGATTCGTCGGACCAGCTCCGATGGTTTGACCGTGCTTGGTGGAATGGACGGAGATAAAAAACGTATTGAGGAAATCCTGCAGGACACCTGGGAAAGCGCTGATGACTGGTTTTGTTAAGTTGAGGTCCAGTGGCTTGCCTGGTTTATTTTGAGGATTTCGCTGTGAGTAAAAAACAAGAAATGCCGAACACCGGCTATGCAATTATCAGATGCGACGATGGGGTGATCGTTGCTCGTCTGACATCCTTTCCTGTGTGTGAGCGCGCTCTGATGTACCGGCGCGGCGACACTGTTTCGTTTATGCCTTTGCAGCCGGATGAGATCGTGGGGACTCTCTCTCTTTTTTCACAGATGATTGAAAAGGCTAAGTCTGGAGTTGGTTACCAGGTTCCCCCTGGTTCTGTTACAATCCCGTCATAGGCCTGAACAACCTATACCTGCTGCGTCGCGGAGAGAAACCATGACGCAAACCCCCGAAGTATCAAAATCCCATCAGACTGGTGCTCCTTCATCGAGCGCCGGTTTGCTTTCGTCTTCAAAACTAACTTTTCGACAGCAGGAAGTTTTCGATCTGCTGGTGGCCTACATCAATCAGCATGGCTACCCACCTACACTATCTGAGCTGGCCGATATGCTTGGCGTTAGCTCGTCTAATGCTGTCCTGTTGCATCTGCGTGCGTTAGAGAGAAAAAATTGTATAAAACTCTCTCGCCGTGTCTCCAGAGGAATTTCCATCGTTGGGCGAAAGGAGCCTATGCTCGCCGTGCAGCTGCTGCAGGAAATGATCGCTGAAGAACCCGGCGCGCGTGAAAGAGCGATTGAGTTTTTACGACTGTTCGGTGATCAGCCATGAAGAAAAGTTGGTTTTTACACGAGCAACTTTCAGAGGCTGAGGCTACAGCGCTGGTGGAGCGATACCGTAAAAATAACTGTGTGGTTGAGAAGAGCTTGTCCAGAGACTTTGCATCGTGGGAGATCCGCGTGCTGTTGCCGGAATCGAAGAAGCCGCCACGGATTGACAGGACCTACATACAGAAGATGTGGAGGGACTGATGCGAGCTTTGCTTAACGTGGATATTGCACGCCATCTTGGAATTGTGCTGCTTAAGCCGGGTAGTGAATTAATGCCGTTATTCGGTGCCGGCCGAGTTCTTGTTGAAATACCGCCGGCAAGCATGAAAAAGATACCCAGTGGACGTCTTCCTGATGCCCGGCAGCCGTTGCGGGATGATATGGGGATCAGACCTTTTTTCATGAAGAAGGCAGTTATCACTGCAGCTGGTGGGGTTAGTGCCCTCGAGTCATGGTTGCGTAGGCAGGTTAAAAACTGTCAGTGGACACATTCCAATTACCATCACCATGAGCTCGTCCCGTTTCGCCATTCGACGGGTGTAATAATCGCATGCTGGCACTGTGATAATGAGCTGAAAAACCAAACGGAACACACCCTCGATCAACTGGTAGGTGTTAATAACGCTGACTGGGTAATCGACACTGCCCGCATCGCGCTTGGTCTGGACGCTCAGCGCTCATTGTCACTGGCGGAGCTATGCTGGTGGGCTGTAGGCGCCGGGATTGGCGATGAAATTACAGAAGAAATGGCGCGCCGATCCCTGCGTATTAGAGACGATGGCATTAAATCGGTTTACAGGGAGAGTGAGATTGTTCCGTCGGTACCGGCCACCAGCATTCTTTCTCCCCGTCTCGAAAAAGCAATCAAGCCAACGGCAATAACAACGCCGGGCAAACCTCTGGTACCTGTGAACGTCGATCCTGTTGCACCGGCGACACTATTCGCCAGACCTAAGCGGATTCGATGGTTATCAGCTGACTTTATCTCATGGGTTAAAAAACAGCCGTGTATTTGCTGTGGGCAGCCTGCAGATGATGCACATCATCTTATTGGCTGGGGGCAGGGAGGTGTAGGCACCAAGGCCCACGATATTTTTACGATCCCATTATGCCGCAAGCACCACCGTGCTTTGCACCATGATCCTGCCGCTTTTGAGCGTGAATACGGCACCCAGCCGGTATTGATTATTAAATTGCTGGACCGGGCATACGCGCTCGGCGTTCTGGCGTAGTAAGGAGAAGAACAGAATGACACCACGTCAACGCCGTCTACACCGTGCAGGATTAGAAACAGTGGCCGCCGCCCCGCGCAAAAGCTGGCTGGGCCGATTCACTCCCCTTAATGGCATTCAGTCCGCCTGGATAAAATCTCTGCTTACTGTATGGGGAGAAGGTATGAGAGGAGGTGCGGCCCCTCGCAAACCATCAGGACATTCATGCTGGCGAGGTATGAAGGGTGATCACTGGTCAGATAGAGCATTAGAGCGCTTTACGGCAGCAATTGAGCAGGCAAGGAGTGAAGGCTATCGCGGGCGGCAGGCACTAAGCAGGGCGCATGCCATTTTGTGGCCAAAACCTGCAACTGTGGCCATTGACGCTGCGATCACTGAGGATGATGTTGAATTTGTTGAACGATGTGTACTGGCGATATTTGAAACGGGTGATCCTGTTTATCTCGTTGGCGTTAACTATTACACCACCCGCAAAAAAATCTCAGACATAACACGGGAAATACAGCTGGTGGCGCCATGGTTAACAGACAGTGAGGCCCGGAAAAGAGTGCGCTGGTGTCTTGAAATATTCAGAGCAAAAGCTTTCCTTTCTGTTCATAAGGCGATTCATGCGGATTAGCAAAAAGTGCTATGTTGACTTTTTGGTATTGAAAATGGGCCAGAAAGTTAGATAATCCCTTCATGCTTGGCAGAGCTGCGCCACTCGGCAGCGACAAAAAGCGACAATCTGAATATAACGAAGACCCCGCCCGTGCGGGGTTTTTGCTTTCCGGCGATACGACAGGGGTATTCGCGAGATGCGCTGCATCAATACCCCTGTCATATCGTCGTATTGCATACGCAATCTCACATGCTTCAGCATTCACCGAGGATTTTTAATGATTTTTTTGAAGATCTCTAGGGCTTCGGTTGTTAACTGATCATGTTCGATAAAGTAACTGTCACATGCTGCCTACTTTTGAGCAGGGGATAGATTAGGGTTGCTTGTTAATTCAGCGGTTTTAGCTGCTATTTCTGCCAAACGTTCAAAAATCTCTGAAATTCTTTGGTTATCAGTAGATAGCATTTTACTTACCTCGTATTTACCTGATATCAGTGGGTGACTGCATTGAGTCAGGGCTTTGCAATAGCTTCAAGTATCAGAATGCATACAATTTAAGTGGGCTGTTGCTGGCTTATATTATGGCAGAGGCGCTGGCGGTATGGTCAGATATTGACACTTTGAATGTTTGCATCCTAAATTATTGATGTGGTGAATCCCCCTATGCGGAGGGGCGACCAGTCAGTTACAGAAACCTGTAAATGCAGCGCGGGCCATGCCGACTGGGGCATGCTCACCGGGAGGCACCCGGCACCACACTGTCACTAAGCATATTGAATATTTCATAGTGGGTTTACTTTTGCGGTTGCCCTGCTATGTTTATAGAACGTAAAGGCAAAAGTGAATGCTTCCTGGTAAATCGGTAGCTCGGACTATTAGGTGCACCTTCCTTTCGTTACAGCCTTGGTTGCCAATTTTCTTCCCGCTTCTCTGGCGGGTTTTTTTTGCTCGTAATCTGCCCAAATAAATCATCAAAACAAGGAAGGCGATGGATTCATTTGCAGGAACTCCTTTCCCCTTCAACGGAGTGAGGCTCAAAGCAATAAGAAGCGGAACAGAAGGATGCTTTACGCCGAAAAATTAGGTCATAGCGACGTTTGGCATTGAAGAGACGTTATTGAGATGTTAAGTTTTATGGGTGGTGAATCCCCCTGAGCGGAGGGGCGTAAACAGTATTGTTTTATTGCTAAACCGAATGCGCGAGTCATGGTGGCTGACCAAAGGCTTACCGGGAGGCACCCGGCACCACAACTTCACCTCAAGCCCACGTTAACGCGTAGGCTGTTCTTTTCCAGCGGATCTATTCAAAGGCTGCGCATTTGCGTGGCCTTTTTCATTTCAGGCTCACGGGAATCATCATCGATACGGCTCGTTGTTAAATCAGCCCGATGGGCCTGACCCCCTACACGCACAAAGCACCCCGTTAATCCGGAGGTGGAGTATGTATCGAATGGACAAGCTAACAACAGGTATTGCCTACGGAACGTCCGCAGGTAACGCGGGGTTCTGGATGTTGCAATTGCTCGACAAAGTATCCCCATCCCAGTGGGCCGCTATTGGTGTTCTGGGAAGTCTGGTATTTGGCTTGCTGACATACCTGACGAATCTGTATTTCAAAATTAAAGAAGACCGGCGAAAAGCTGTGCGAGGTGAATAATGTCTCCGACACTACGTAAAAGCGTTCTTGCTGCAGTCGGCGGTGGAGCCTTTGCGATTGCCTCTGCACTCATTACTGGCCCGACGGGTAATGATGGGCTTGAGGGAGTGCGATACGACCCTTATCAGGATGTGGTAGGTGTCTGGACGGTTTGCTACGGCCACACAGGTAAAGACATCATGCTCGGCAAAACCTATACCGAGGCAGAGTGTCGGGCGCTACTAAATAAAGACCTGAATACCGTCGCCAGGCAGATCAACCCTTACATCAAAAAACCGATCCCAGAAACTATGCGTGGGGCTTTGTACTCGTTCGCCTATAACGTCGGAACTGGTAACTTCCAGACCTCCACACTGCTTCGCAAAATCAACCAGGGTGACCTTAAAGGAGCGTGCGATCAACTGCTCCGCTGGACCTATGCCAAAGGTAAGCAGTGGAAAGGACTTATTACCCGGAGGGAAGTTGAGCGTGAAGTTTGTTTATGGGAGCAAAGATGAGTCGCTTAACCGCCGTTATCATCGCTATAACAATCCTGCTGGCCTCTAACGTGATTTCGTGGCGCTCAGGCTGGAGTTCTCACGCTGATCACATCAATGCTCAAGCTTCAAAGAAGAGAGAGAAGGCCGAGAGTACCATTAAGCCTGTAGAGGAAAAGGCCGCTACTGCTAACGAAGCGGGTAAGGTCATCTACAAAACAATAACCCGTGACGTGGTGAAATATGTTCAGTCTCCGAATCGTATTGTATGCAGGTTTGATGATGATGCTGTGCAGCTGCGTCAGCGCGCCATCGATGCTGCCAACTCCATCCCCGGATTTGATGAGCCCGCCGTGCAAAGCAAGTGACGCCGCGAAGGACAGCGACGAAGATCTGCAGGCTGATATTGAAAGCACTCAGTGCTTGCGGCAACTGAGATTGGATAAGTACCGCTGGCAGGCTTATTATAAAGCGATAGCCCGATAGGTTATTTTCTTGTTGAATTCAGTCCCTGCCTTGCTTATACCCTACCCAAAAATGAGTAGGTTGGTTGTGATTAGAAAATGTTATGCAAGAATGTCTGATCCAGCTTCAGGTGACAAACTGTCATTGGAAGTACTTGTATCAGATGGTGGACTTAAGATTTTATCTATTATTTTAATAAAGGAGTGGGACTCTCTCTCATGGTATAAAAGATAAGCAAGGTAAGTATATTTTACGAGGTGAACAGAATGCTGGGAATATCAATCTTGTCAGAGATGACACGATTGATTACACTCTTTGGGTGGTTAATAATTACACCGATGGAAATGGTGATTACGATGAATCCTCCCCTATGCTTTGCGCATTGTGCGAGGGGCAGATACTCATTATCTAATGCAAAAATACTTTTATAAGAAAACCATTAAGGCTTGATGAGCTCAGGTTTGAATATAACTAATCATCATACGCGCCTTATATGTTCGAAGGACATAACAACTCTTAGGTATCCTGTTTATGGATATCCTGGAAATGTGCTGCTGGTGGGCTTAGTTCTTGGAGTCTTTTGTCCAGCAGTTTCAGGTTATAAAAAACCCCGTGGAGTAAATCCGACAGATTGACGGGGTGCTGCAGGGGCAGCCAATGTAGGAGTATAGTCAGATTGCGGGATGTTTTTCTACTGGTTTTGAGAAAAAATGGAAGGCCAGATACTACAGGAAGTGGCTCATCCCTAAGCTCACAGGTAGAACGACGGACTTTGTCGTGGCAGAGCAAAGTCATTAGATAGTTTAGACAACACTCCGGATATAACAAGCGTAGCGGGTGTAAATCAGTTAACGGAGCTCAGCGGCTAAGGCATCAAGCATTCACTAAGTGGCTTTGATAATGCTATAGTTCGCCAGAAAGAACAGATTGCATGGTGTCATGCGATACAGCTCATATTTAGAACGTCAGGGTTAAGTTAGCGGTGAATATAACTATTAATAGTGGGTTTTTTGGTTATTTGCTTTTTTTATTGACTATGTGGCCAGTTTTTATAACGATGTGTCTAGCAATGTCTATAGCATTTTACGGAGTGCTAATGAAGAAGACTGCACTTGCCTGGCTGCTTTCTGCTTTATTTTTTGGCATATTTGGGGGGCTGTATGGGTATTAACTTACTGATGTTGAGGTTTTTTTGAAGCCTGCAAGAATTCATTGCAGTCGTCATCCATCGAATTCATGTATGCTGATAAGGATTTTTAAAGGAAAAGGAATGGATGATGAATACCCAGAAGCTTCTGGATACATACATGTTAGTTGGTGCCGGTCTTTCTCGCGTCAAATATGAGATTTTCACGGGAGATGAAGGGTCATATGCATTTATTACGATTTATGCATATGAGCCTCATTTCCATATTAAGGGCTATGATTCCTTAAAGTTAGACGAAACTGTTGATGTCAGATCTCAGATCGAAGGGCATTTCGCATATACCTACCAGTAGCCAAAACCATATTTCTGAATCTACAGCCCCGCTTATGCGGGGCTTTTTATTGGGGTGAATATGGCATCAAGTTCACCCAAGTTCACCCTGGCATCATCCCTGTAACACAAAACGGTGTTAACGACTGCGTTATCACTAACTTCGGAAAAAGTTATGCCTCCACGCGCTAAACGACCTTGCCGGCACAAAGGATGCACGGCAGTAACGAATGATGTCAGTGGGTTCTGTGAGATCCATCGGCAGCAACACGCCGGTGATGGCTGGCGTAACTATCAGCCCGGAAAAACTCGGCATGAACGTGGTTATGGTCGTCCGTGGGAAATTAAACGGGCCCGTATCATGAAGAGGGATAAATACCTTTGTCAGAACTGCAGGCGAGACGGTATTGCCACGAAAGCTTCAAGTGTCGACCACATCATTCCTAAAGCTCATGGTGGTACCGATGATGACTTTAATCTGGAGTCATTGTGCTGGACCTGCCACAGCAAGAAAACAGCAACAGAGAGAATCCGATGAAGAGTTTCAAAATTGAATACGTTGATGGCGTTTTGACCGTTCTGGAGACTGATGGTCAGTCACGAATGAATGAAGCCGTGCATGGCATCCATTTTGAGCATGTCCAGGGCGGCCGCCCACTGCTGAAACTGACGATTGCGCATGATATTGCACCGGCACCGGCTGCTGAGTCGGCCCAGGAACCTTTAGTGGGTGAGCTGGTACAGGATCAACAATCTCCGTTTCCCGGCGGTCGTCGTTCCCGCCATCGTAGGGGAGGTAAGCAATGATGTATAAACGCACGGATCTGACGCTCTCCATGTTCTATGCATCCAGCGCTGATGCAGACGGGAACAAAGTGGCTACGTTGACGATGCAGGTAATTGCAGCAGAGGTTGGAGCCGTCCAGACCAGCCAGCTGCGATGTATAACCGATAGCGCGAAGAAAAAAACGTATAGCGTAGGTGAACAATCTGTCAGTAATGGTTCCGATCCGTTGCTGGTCGCGATTGAGAATTACTGGCGTCAGAGCACGGATGTCGTCGTTAAAGGATTGATCGCCGAGGTGACCGACTTCATCGCAGGGAACATCAACTCAGTTAGCACCTGGATTGGTCAGTTTGGGATGAAGGTTTTCGAGAACCAGCCATTAGATGAACGGCTTCCAGAAAGCGTACTGCAGGCCGATGGAGGATCTGCTACAGCGACAGGATCCTGACCGCCGGTATAACAACTGGTGTTCATTGAACGTCTGATATATGCCGGCCCACGCAGTGCGAACCGTATTCGCCGCCGGCGCAGCCGGAATGACGACCTCCACCTCGACTGAGGCAGCTGCAGCCAGGGGGAAGGGGGGATCAAATCCCTGACCCCTTTCGCACTTCGGGACTGCCCGTTGAAGTCTATTTTTACACGCCAGAAATAAGAAACTTTTTTCCGGAAGGTTTCATCTATCAAAGGAACGTTTATGGCCGGAGGAATTCGATCGTCCGGTGGTGGCCGAAAACCCACTTTACCCACCGGGCAAAAAAGCAAATTAACACGTATTGCGCCTCCCGCTGAGTTAATGGGGGAGGCGGCAATAAGAATGTGGAAGACGCAAAGCAAAATACTCATCGACCGAGGGGTGTTTGAGTTGGAGGACGCACCTTTGTTGCTGGCTTACTGCAATGCTTTTCATCTGATGCTCGAAGCCGAAAAAATGCTGGCCAGCGGACTGACCTCAGAAAGTGAAATGGGGGGCTGAAAAAACACCCTGCAGTTAATGTCCGGAATGACTCGGTTTCCCAGCTTGCCCGCCTGGGCTCTCTGTTGGGGTTAGATCCGCTCAGTCGTCTTCGCATGACCAGCGGACAAAAGGATCCGGACGATGACGGGAATGAATTCGATGAGTTTGACTGATGGCAACCTATCCGAACGTCAATGCAGCGAACCAGTATGCGCGGGATATCGTTGGCGGGAAGATTCTGGCGTGTCAGTTAACGGTACTTGCCTGTCAGCGACATCTGGACGACCTCGAACGAGCAAAGGATCCCCACTGGCCCTACCGCTTCGATAAAAACAAAGCAGAACGATTTCTTCGTTTTGCCCAGAAAATGCCTCATACCTCAGGGGAATGGGCCCGGCGTAAACTCCGGATTGAATTTGAAGCCTGGCAGAAGTTCGCTCTTGGCGTACCGTTTGGATGGGTACACAAGAAGACAGGCCTGCGTCGTTTCTCTGAAATCTATATCGAGGTGCCCAGGAAGAACGGGAAATCCGCTATTGCCGCTGCTGTAGGAAATTATATGTTTTGTGCAGATGGCGAGCATGGTGCAGAAGTCTATTGCGGCGCCACGACTGAAAAACAGGCATGGAAGGTATTTTCTCCGGCGCTGCAAATGGTGAAAAAGCTGCCGGCATTGCGGCAAAAATTCTCGATAAAACCCTGGGCAAAAAAAATGACGCGCCCTGACGGTTCGGTTTTTGCGCCTGTGATCGGTGACCCGGGGGATGGTGATTCGCCATCATGCGCCATCATTGATGAATATCACGAACATACTACTGATGCGCTTTACACTACCATGACCACCGGTATGGGGGCTCGTGAACAACCGATGACACTGATCATCACCACCGCCGGCTATGACATTACATCCCCTTGCTATGAAAAGCGTACTCAGGTTGTCGAGATCCTGCGGAGAACCCGTAATGGCGAGGAAAATGAAACCATATTTGGGCTGATTTATGGCCTTGATGACGATGATGACTGGACGACTCCTGAGGCATTAATCAAGGCAAACCCCAACTATGGCATTTCGGTAAAAGCAGATTTTCTCCGGGCTAAACAATTATTGGGTATGTCGACGCCCGGGCAGACAAACAAGATTCTGACCAAGCATTTCAATCGCTGGGTAAGCGCAAAATCAGCTTATTACGACCTGAGAAAATGGATGGATGCAGCCGATAAAAACCTTAAGTTGTCAGATTTTGAAGGGGAAGAATGCTGGCTGGGTATCGATCTGGCCTCGAAAGTTGACCTCAATGCCGTGGTTCCAGTTTTTCGTCGTGAAATAGACGGAATAACACATTTTTACTGTGTTTCTCCTCTGTTCTGGGCACCCGAAGAAACCATTTACTCGCAGGAGACCGCGCTGAAAAGTACCGCAGAACGTTATCAGTCCTTTGTCCGGCAGGGTAAGTTGATCCCGACCGATGGTGGTGAAGTTGATTACAGGCTGATATTTGAAACGATCCTGAAGCTGCGGAATACCGTAAAAATTGCCCAATGCCCCATTGATCCTTATGGCGCGACTTCATTACGTCACATGCTTGAGGAAGAGGGGCTTGAGCCTGTCGAGATAAGACAAAATTTTACCCACATGAGTGATCCTATGAGAGAGATTGAGGCTGCGCTCATCTCGGGGAGATTTCATCATGACGGACACCCCGTCATGAACTGGTGTATTTCCAATATCGTCGGCCAGTACCTTCCCGGAAGTGACGATATTGTGCGTCCCGGGAAAGAAGGGCGGCAGAATAAGATAGATGGTGCGGTTGGTTTAATGATGGGGCTGGGGCGCGCCATGCTTAACAGTTCAGTGATGACATCCGTATACGATGAGGAAGATATAGCATGCTAATTTCAGTTCTGAGTTTTATTGTCGGCCTCACTGGTGCTGGATTGTTATCCGCAGGTGCCTGGCTTATTTCTCCATCAGTGGGATTGATAACAGGAGGGATTATTTGTCTGGGCTGGTCATATATGACAACCCGGGCCTTTTCCTCCGGCGTCAGCAATGGCGGAGGTAAATAATGTTCCTACCCCAGATGTTCAGGGGCCGACAATACTCGGGTAATAGCTTCTGGGAAGCTATGCTGGGCGGGGTTCGTTCAAGCCAGAGCAAAACTGGCATCATAATCACGCCGGAAACCGCTCTGGGACTTTCAGCGGTCCGGGCCTGTGTCACCCTCCTGGCTGAGTCCGTCGCGCAGCTGCCGTGCGAACTTTACCGGCGGGATAAAAATGGCGGGCGCCAGCGTGCGACGGACCACCCGGTTTATGACCTGATTCATTCCCAGCCCAACAGAAAAGACACCTCATTCGAGTATTTCGAGCAGCAGCAGGGGTTGCTGGGGCTGGAGGGAAATTGCTACTCGATCATCGAACGGGACGGAAAAGGCTACCCGAAAGAGCTGATCCCCATTAACCCGAAAAAGGTCATTGTGCTGAAAGGGCCGGACGGTATGCCGTATTACGAACTCCCGGAAGTCGGTGAAATTTTGCCGATGCGCATGATGCACCATGTGAAGGTCTTTTCTCTGGATGGCTATATCGGCAGTTCCCCCATTCAGACGAACGCCGATGTCTTGGGGCTGAATCTGGCCGTTGAGGAGCATGCGGCAGCGACATTTCGGCGCGGGACAACGATGAGCGGGGTGATAGAGCGACCGAAAGAGGCTGCGACCATTAAAAGCCAGGATGCTATTGATCGCCTGCTGGCGAAATGGACCGAGCGCCATTCCGGTATTCACAATATGTTCTCTGTGGCACTGCTGCAGGAGGGCATGAGCTACAAACAACTGTCGCAGGATAACGAAAAGGCGCAGCTGCTACAGTCGCGGCAGTGGGGCGTGGAAGAGGTCTGCCGGCTCTATAAAATCCCGCCACATATGGTGCAGATGCTGGCGAAAGCGACCAACAACAACATCGAGCACCAGGGCCTACAGTTCGTGATGTATACGCTGCTGGCCTGGCTGAAACGCCATGAGGGTGCATTGCAGCGCGATCTGCTTCTGCCCAGCGAACGCCGCGATTTGTACATCGAGTTCAACGTTTCCGGGCTGCTGCGAGGCGACCAGAAGTCACGCTATGAATCGTATGCGCTGGGCCGCCAGTGGGGATGGCTATCCACTAACGATATCCGGCGTATGGAGAATCTGCCGCCAATTGCCGGCGGGGACAAATACCTGACGCCGCTCAATATGGTCGACAGCGCGCAGATCCTTCCTGGCGATAAGTCGCCGACAGCAAAACAGCTGGCCGAAATCGAAACCCTTCTGGCCAGAGCCTGATTATTTCCCGCCGCGCGGGATGACCTGGAAGACAACATGACAACGAAATTAATTAACCTGCCGCACCTGGCAGATATGGTCTTTGGTGTGCCGCATTACGTGACGCGGCAAACAATGGACTCCGTGAAAGCGGTGCTCATCCCCCGTATTCAGGGGATCACCGAAGATGCCGTCATTCAGATGGCGCTGAATCCGGGTAAATCACCTGCTGCTGAGCAGGTCCAGCCCACCGGCGGGGTGGCGGTGATCCCCGTTCACGGCATTCTTGTTCCACGCCGGGGGCAGATTACGGCGATGTGCTCCGAGCTGACCAGCTACGAGCGGATCCGCGGGCAGTTGCAGGCGGCGTTAAACGACCCCTCAATCAGCGAAATCGTTCTGGATATTAACTCCGGCGGCGGCGCAGCGGTGGGGTGCAAGGAGCTGGCCGATTACATTTATCAGTCTCGCGACACGAAACCCATCACGGCGATTGTGAACTACAGCGCGTATTCCGCCGCGTATTTCATCGCATCGGCCTGCAGCAAAATCATCGTCAGCCAGACCAGTGGCGTGGGGTCGATTGGTGTGATCATGGAGCACCTAGATACGTCGAAGATGGAAGAAAAAATGGGGCTGACGTTCACCACCATTTACCGGGGAGATAACAAAAATAACGGCACCCAACATGAACCACTGAGTGAAGAGTCGCTGGGTATGTTCCAGGGCATGATCGACGAAATGTACGAGACGTTTACGGGGTCGGTGGCCGAATATCGCGGCCTGAAGCAGCAGGCCGTCATTGATACGCAGGCGGGGCTGTATTTTGGCCCTGGCGCGGTGTCTGCCGGCCTGGCGGATGAAGTCTCTGACCCCCACGCGGCGATCAATGCTATCGCGGCAAAGTATCAGCAACCCCGTCAAAAAACCTCCATTCAGATGCAGGCAGCCGCGATGGACCTGCAAACCAAAATGTAACCCGGCGCAAACACAAACCGCGTCACCTTAAGCAGCCAGCAGGCTGCTTTTTTTATGTCTAAAAAGAGAGAAATCAAATGCCACAGATTGAAGAATTGCGTCGTCAGCGTGCGGGTATCAACGAACAGGTTCAGGCCCTGGCAACCATTGACGCCAGCGGCAGCACGCTGACTGCGGAGCAGCTGACGGAGTTTGCGAACCTGCAGCAGCAGTTCACTGATATCAGCGCCAAAATTGAACGCCTGGAAGCCGCCGAACGTGCTGCGGCGCTGGTCGCAAAACCCGTGAAAGCGACTCAGCAGGCCCCCGGCATTATTGTTAAGCAGGAGCCTAAACAGTACACCGGTGCTGGCATGACCCGACTGGTTATGTCTGTCGCCGCAGGCGCAGGGAATCTGCAGGACGCGGCAAAATTCGCTTCAGAAGAGCTGAATGACCAGTCCGTATCGATGGCCATTTCCACCGCAGCGGCGTCCGGTGGTGTGCTTATTCCGCAGAACCTCCACAGTGAGGTGATCGAGCTACTGAGCGACCGAACCATCGTCCGCAAGCTGGGTGCCCGTCCCGTTCCGCTGCCTAACGGTAATATGACGCTACCACGCGTGGCCGGTGGAGCAACGGCAAGCTACACAGGAGAAAACAAAGACGCCAAGACATCAGAAACACGCTTTGATGATGTAAAACTTACGGCGAAAACTCTGATTGCGATGGTGCCTATTTCCAATGCACTGATTGGCCGCGCCGGATTCAACGTCGAGCAGCTGGTCCTGCAGGATATTCTGACCGCCATCTCAGTGCGTGAGGATAAAGCCTTTATGCGCGATGACGGTACCGGCGATACACCGATTGGTATGAAGGCGCGCGCGACGCAGTGGAACCGCCTGCTGCCGTGGGAAGCTGATGCAGCGATCAACCTGAACACAGTTGACGAGTACCTGGACAAGATCATTTTGATGGCGATGGACGGCAACAGCAATATGATCAGCAGCGGCTGGGGCATGTCGAACCGTACCTATATGAAGTTGTTTGGGCTGCGTGACGGCAACGGCAACAAAGTCTATCCGGAAATGGCTCAGGGATTACTTAAAGGATATCCGGTTCAGCGTACCAGCGCGATCCCTGCGAATCTGGGGACCGGGGGTAAGGAGACTGAGATTTACTTTGCTGACTTCAATGATGTGGTTATCGCTGAAGACGGCAATATGAAAGTCGACTTCTCGAAGGAAGCCTCTTACATCGATGCCGATGGCACCCTGGTATCTGCGTTTTCCCGTAACCAGTCGCTAATCCGCGTTGTTACTGAGCATGATATTGGCTTCCGTCATCCGGAAGGCCTGGTGCTGGGTACCGGCGTCCTGTTCTAACCCATCCCTCAGTAAATACGGCCCGCATATGCGGGCTTTTCCCTTTCAGGAGAATGTTATGGCTGCGAAAAATAAAGCAGTGGAGCCGGAAGAAACAGGCACACAGGACAACCATGCGACCGTGGTCGCACAGGCAGAGCGTAAATCCGTTGTGTTCCTTGGGCCGCACCACCGTTATTCCCGTGGAGATATCGCGTGCTTTGAAGGATCGCGCGCCGAAGAACTGGTTAAGCGGCGTATCGCGGTATGGCCGGAGGATGCCGAACGTGCGCTGAAACCGAAGCCGGGAGACAGCGATTTTGATACTGACATTGGATGATGTGAAAACCCAGCTACGCCTGGAACTGGACTTCACGGAGCATGATGCCATGCTCACGCAAATGGTGAACGCCGCGCAGCGGAGCATCGAGCGTGATTACTACTGCAAGCTGGTCACCAGTGATGAAGAGCTGCAGGCGCTCCCGGAGACCGTCCGCGGATTCATCGCGGATGAAGATATCCGGCTGGCTATTCAGTTTCTGGTCAGCGATGCGTATCTGAATGGCCATACCGGACAGTGGCTGGAAACCGATGCGGTGAGGCATCTTCTTTTCCCCCTGCAGGAGCATACGCTATGAGCCTGAAACCGGGTGATATGAACTGTCGCATTGCAATTAGCTACGTTCAGTCCGGTCGTGGGCCGCTGGGCGAACCGCTACCGGAAAAGCAGGTTGAATCGGGAAAAGCGTGGGCAAAACGGGAGCTGGTATCGGGGCGAAAAGTCCGCACGCTGGATCAGCAGCAGGTGGTGGAAACCTGCCTGTTCACGGTCTATCCGGGTGTGCTGGTTGATATTGACTGGAAAATCACGACGAAAAATCTGGTTTATACCGTCCGGAATATCGACCGCAAAACAGACCGGATCATTATCACGGGGGAGGCTGACGGGCGGCATGATAGAGCTGGCGATTAAGGGTGCGCTGGAGCGCATCACCGGCATGAATGCGTATCCGCTTTTACTGCCGGACACAGTCCAGGAAGGTGCGACCTTTCAGCGTATCTCTGACCCGGAAATGGTCTCGGGAATGTTGCGAACGGGGATCGTATCTGCCCGTATCCAGGTGAATCTGTACCGTCTCGATGATTACACCTCACTGCTGCAGCTGGATAAAAAAATCTGGACGGAACTGAAGTCCGTCGTTCATGGCCAGCTGGAGGGTATCCCGGTTCAGTATGTGGAGCGAGGCGGTATCCATCAGGATAAAAACCAGCTGACGAATCGTCGCATTCAGTATCGCCTGACCCGCGATTTCATCATTCACTACGTGGAGGACTCCTCGTGATCCGAATGGAAGTTAAAGGGCTGGATGAGCTGGAGCGGCAGTTAATGGCCCTGGGCGAAAAAGTGGCGACGAAGGTATTGCGGGATGCCGGGCGCGAAGCGCTAAAGGTCGTCGAGGAAGATATGAAGCAGCATGCCGGCTTTGACGAAACGTCTGCCGGGCCGCACATGCGGGACTCAATCAAAATCCGCTCTTCCACCCGCAAGGGTAAAGGGAACGCGGTTGTAACGCTCCGTGTTGGCCCCAGCAAGCAGCACCATATGAAGGCGCTGGCGCAGGAGTTTGGCACGGTTAAACAGGTTGCAGACCCCTTTATCCGACCCGCCCTGGATTACAACCTCCAGACCGTTTTGCGCGTGTTAACCGTGGAAATCCGAAACGGCATTGAAAACAGGTAGCATCCGCTGCCGTATAAAAAGAGAGAGAAACATGGCTGATAAAACTTCGCCTGAATATGCGATGTTGCCGGCGGGCACCATTGTGAAATACGGGGAGCCTGGCGCTGCCACGTCAGCGCTGAAACCGCTGATTAACTGTAAAGCGCTGGGTGCAATGGGGCAGACGGGGGGCTTTGTCGACTGCACCACGTTACTGGATAAGCAGAAACAGTCCATCAGCGATCTGCCTGACGGGCCTGAAAAGTCGCTGGGCTTCATTGATGATCCGGGCAATACCGATTTTGCCGCGCTGCTGAACGCAGCAGAGGCCCGCAAGACCATCCAGTTATACGTCGAATTACCCAACAAGCGAACAGCGACGATGCTCCTGGCGCTGTCCGGGTGGCAGATGAATGAAATCGCCGCTCCGGCGAATGAGGTCATCCAGATCACTGTTCAGGGTAAACAGAACAAGATCACCTGGGGAACCGTCGCTGTCTCCGGCGGCGCCTGATTAACTTAACCTGTAAACAGCCACCTTCGGGTGGCTTTTTATTTTTAAGGACTACCTGTGAAAGATAAAGATTACCTGTCCACGCTGAAATCCGCGTTGCTTAAATCGGAGCCAACCGTCATTAAAACCGAGTTATTTGGCGCCACCGTATTCATCCGCCGCCTGACCGGGGATTACCTCATCAGCTACGAAGAGAAAATGGCTGAAACCGCAAAAGCTGGCGCAGCGCGCGAGGCATCGGAGCAAGTCATTCAGATCGTCATCGATGCACTGGTTCAGCCGGATGGAACGGCCATTCCGGATGAATTTAAACCCACGGCAGCCGAGCTGCTGAAGGCCCATGAAAACCCCGAACTGCTGGCCGCTGTGGAAAAAGTGAAGCAACACGCAATCGGCAAGCTGGAGGAAGCGGAAAAAAACTGAGTGACTCGCCCTGGCTGGAGCTGATCTTCTGGCTGGCCGACCGCTGGGGCGAGCCTGACCCATCCAAAATTGCCGCATTGCCGGCCAACACTCTGTACCACTGGCGAGCCTACTTCCTGAAACAAGGCACTTTCCGCCGTCCTGGCGATGAAAACGCGCCACCTACCGAAACCATACCTGCGCCATCCCGGGTCGATGATGAATGCGCGGCAGTCATGAGGGCATTAATGTAATGGCAGACGTCGCATCTTTAGCGGTCGGGCTGCACCTGAACGCAGCCAGTTTTAAATCCCAGCTGCTGGGAGCGTATGGCGATGCGGAGAACCAGTCACGACGGTTCAACCGTAATGCCCAGGCGGACGCGAAAAAGACGGAGGACGCCTATAAAAAGGTCGGTCTGTCGATATCCGGGATGGCCAGCCGGCTGACGGGGCTGGCAGGAGCCGGCCTTTCCATCGGCACGATCGTCACCACGTCCAGACAATATGGACAGGCATTATCAGACCTGCAGGCCATCACCGGTGCGACTGCTGCTGAAATGAAAGCGCTGGATCTGGCTGCGCAGGAAATGGGGCGCACGACAGAGTACAGCGCCAGCCAGGCCGCCGAGGCGTTAAAGCTGATGGCGTCGGCTAAACCGGAGCTTTTAAAAACGTCCGATGGACTGCAGAAGGCTACGAAGAGCGCGCTTATCCTGGCGCAGGCCGCCGGCACAACGCTGCCCGATGCGACCAGAACGCTGGCGCTCTCCTTAAACCAGTACGGGGCGAGCGCGCAGGAGGCGGATCGTTATATCAACGTGCTGGCCGCCGGCGCGAAGTACGGGTCGTCGGAGATTGTGGATACAGCGGCCGCCATTAAAAATGGTGGCGTCGCAGCCGCACAGGCCGGCGTTGGTTTTGAGCAGCTGAATGCCGCGATTCAGGTGCTGGCAGAGCGTGAAATTAAAGGCGGTGAAGCCGGCACGGCGCTGCGTAACGTCATCCTGAATCTGGAAAAGGGCACGGACAAGAGCCTCAAGCCGTCCGTGGTTGGTCTCAGCCAGGCGCTGACCACTCTTTCCGGGAAAAATCTCTCCACGGCCCAGGCCGTAAAACTGTTTGGCGTGGAGAACCTGAATGCGGCGTCTATCCTGGTCCAGAACCGTTCAAAGCTTGATGAACTGACCGCTTCCCTGACCGGTACCAAAACGGCGCATGAGCAGGCATCCATCAGGGTTAACAACCTGAACGGCGATTTGCTGGGGCTGAGCAGTGCGTTTGAAGGGATGGTCATTAAGATCGGCCAGAGCAGTAACGGGCCACTCCGCAGCGGGATTCAGGTTGCCACGGAGGCACTGAACAGCCTGGCAGACAATTTCAACACCGTCTCCAGCGTGGCGCTTTACAGCCTGATCCCCGTGTTATCCACGAAACTGACTGCAGGGCTGCGGGAGAATATCGCGGCCTGGCGGGAAAGCCAGGCGGCGGTAAAAGCGCGGGCGCAGGCTGATGCGGATATTGCCCGCAAAACGCTGGATTCGACAGCGGCCATCCTGAAACAGAACGACGCTGAGTTTGGCCACTACCGGCAGATGGAGCGGACGGCTAAACAGTACGGGATGAATATCAGTTACCAGGATGAGTTTACCCGCCTCATCCGACAGGAAACTGAGCAAACCAATCTGGCCAGCCAGGCGAAACTGAAACTGGCAGCGGCAAACCGGCAATTGTCGATATCAGCCCGTGCGGCCTCCGTTGCGGTGGGCCTGGCAAGAGGCGCCCTGGCTTTTGTTGGTGGTCCGGTTGGCGCGGCGACGCTGGCTGGCTCTGCATTACTGTATTTCCATCAACAAGCAAAAGAAGCCCGGCAATCGGCCATTGATTTAAAAGATGCCGTAGTGGAAACCAGTGAAGCGCTGATGCGCCTCTCGCTTAACCAGTTAAATGTGAAGCAGTTCGACCTGGAGGATAAGTACGAAAACCAGGTCGTGCAGCGTAACCAGCTGATAAAAGAGATTCAGGATGCCGACAGTCGTATCGACAGCCTGAAAGGGTTTGACCCCTTCGGCCAGCTGGAAGGGGTGACAAAAGACCAGACGCGGGCGCGGGCGGATCTCGATAGCGTTAACGAGGGACTCCGCAAAACCGAGGAAAACATTAAGCGTGTCAGTGATGCAAAAACACTGGCTCAGCTGGGTTTATCGGGAAAAATAACCTCCCTTACGGACGATCTGAAAGGAGCGTTAAGCACGCCCCCCAAAGAGACCGGAGATGGAAATCCCTGGGGCGGCGATGGCGGTACCGGCACGGGGAAAGGCAGTAAGTCCCAGGTCGACCAGTTCAAAACGCAGCGGCAGCAAATTGAAGAAGCCCATGCATCCAGCCTGGCCAGAATTAACCTGCAGGAAAAGGACAGCAACAGGGAGCTGCAGGAAGCGGCGAAGAAAAATGGCGCCAGTGATGCTGACCTGCAGCGCGCGCTGTTAATGAATGCAGAGAACTACCAGAAACAGCGACTGGATCTGGCCGCGCAGTATTCCCCCGCCCAGGAAACCCTGCGAAAAGAGCAGGAAGCCAGCCGGGACCTGGCTGAGCTTTTCAAAGCCCGCCTTCTTGATGAAAAAGAGTACCAGGCCGCACGAATAACGCTGGCCAGAGATACTGCGAAAGAGCTGCTGCAGGCGCATGCCGATGAAATCGCTACGCCGGCACTGGATATCGCCGGCGAAGTTGATCCACTGGTCTCGCTGCGCAATCAGCTTGCGCAGCGGCAGGCATTGCTGCAGGCGTACTACCATGGCAGCGCGATCAGCAAAGAACAGTACGAAATGCTTATGCAGAAGGCGACGAAAGAATCCGCCGATGCGCAGTATCAGACGTCACTGGAGTTATACCGATCACAGGGAGAATTCCAGAGCCTGGCCGTCGGGTTATTTGAAACGGCCCATGAGCGCTCAAGCAACTTCCTGACGAGCATGCTGACGCGGACGAGAAGCTTTAAGGAGAACATGGGTGACCTGTTTTCCTCGCTCACACAGTCAATCATAAAAAACCTCGTTGATATGGCCGCACAGGCGCTGGTCACCAGTTCTGTCATGCAAACCATCATGGGTGTGGTGGGAGCTGGAGTGAGTATTGCAGGTGGTGTTTCTGGAGCGGCTGATGTCGGCGCAGGAACTGCGATTCAGAATGCGGGTAATAACTTTAACTTTCAAATACCGGGTTATGCCAAAGGCGGTGTCTTCGATTCTCCTTCATTAAGTGCCTACAGCAACCAGGTCTACGACTCTCCGCAGTTCTTCGCTTTCGCAAAAGGGGCCGGCGTATTTGGCGAGGCCGGGCCGGAGGCCATCATGCCGCTGACGCGTGCCGGCGATGGTTCGCTGGGTGTACGCGCTGTCGGTGGTGTTCAGAACGCCGGCGCGTCGGAAGGGCCAAAAGTCTATATCACGATTGAAGGCGGAAACACCTCAACGCAGGCGCCGTCTGGTTTTGAGCAGTTTGGCCAGCAGATCGGCTCGTTTGTGGAGAAAAAATACAGGGAGCTGATGGCGCAGGATATGCGCCCTGGCGGGATGGTCTGGAATGCAGTTAAAGGGCAACGTTGATGGCTATTGAGATATTCACCTGGAGTCCGCGGGTTAATCCCCAGCAGACCGTTAACTTTCGTGTCCGGAAGGCGCAGTTCGGTGACGGGTATGCGCAGGTATCCGGCGATGGTATTAACACCCGATCACAGGACTGGGAGCTGAGTTTTGTCGGTACGGAGGACTATATCCGTCCGATTAAGCAGTTCTTCGACCGTCATGCCGGCACCCGCGCGTTTCAGTGGACCCCGCCTCTGGAAGAGGTGGGGCTTTACCGCTGCGAACAATACAAACCGGTGCCGCTGGGCGGCGGAAATTACTCACTTTCAGCCACTTTTATTCAGGCATTTAAACCATGAGCCTTAACGCGAATTATCAGAAGTTAGAGCCAGGCGATGAGGTTCGTCTCCTGGAGATCGATGGACAGGCGTTTGGCCTGGATGAGGTTTTGTATTTCCACGGCTATAACGTTCCCCATACTGCAGCCGAAATCCTCGCCGCTGGCGGCGACCTGCATAAGCTGCCGGCGAAAAGCATCTGGTGGCAGGGGCGGGAGTATAAAGCCTGGCCATGTGAAATCGAAGGGATCGAGTCCTCCACCACGGGCAGTGACGCGCAGCCAACGCTGCGGGTAGGGAACATCGACGGGAAGATATCCGCGCTCTGTCTTCATTACGACGATCTGGCTCTGGCGCGGGTTGTCATCCACGACACGCAAAAACAGTATCTCGATGCGAAGAACTTTCCGGACGGGAATGCCTCAGCTGATCCGACTCAGGAGAAACGGCGCCTTTTCTTCATTGACGTAAAGCATTATGAAGACGATGAGAAGGTGGAATTTACTCTCTCCAGCCCGTTTGCCCTGCAGGGGATGATGATCCCCACTCGCCAGCTGCATGCGATTTGCACCTGGTGTATCCGCAATCAGTACCGCAGTGGTAACGGGTGCGACTATGCCGGCACCCGGTATTTTGACAGGAACAATCAGCCAGTTGATGACCCGTCGCAGGATGTCTGCAACGGAACGCTCACGGCCTGTAAATTACGTCATGGTGAGAATAGTGAACTGCCGTTTGGCGGGTTCCCCGGCACCTCATTAATCAGGAGCTGATATGCGTCAGAAAACGATTAAGGCCATCCAGGAACATGCGGCCGCAGAATATCCGCGCGAGGCCTGCGGCCTCGTCGCCCAGAGGGGCCGAGCGGAGCGTTATTTCCCCTGCCGGAACCTGGCCACAGAGTCGAAAGATAATTTTGTGCTGGCGCCGGAGGATTATGCGGAGGTTGAGGAATGGGGAACGATCACCGGTATTGTTCACAGCCATCCTGATGCCACCACCCAGCCGAGCGAACTGGATAAAGCGCAATGCGACGCGACCTTTCTCCCCTGGCATATTATCAGCTGGCCAGAAGGCGATCTCCGTACCATCCATCCGCGTGGTGAGTTGCCGCTCCTCGAGCGACCATTCGTGCTGGGCCACTACGATTGCTGGGGCCTGGTGATGAGCTATTTTCGGCAAACCCACGGCATCGAGCTGCACGATTACCGCGTCGATTATCCGTGGTGGGAAAAGGAGTATCCGGACAATTTTTATCAGGACTGCTGGTATGAATGCGGGTTCCGTGAGTTTGATGGTCCACCGCAACCGGGTGATATGGTGATCATGCAGGTGCAGGCGGATAAGTGGAACCACGCCGGGATTCTGCTGGAAGGGAATATGCTGCTGCATCACCTGTATGGCCATCTCAGCAAGCGCGTGCCGTATGGTGGATACTGGTTAGACAGGACGATGAAAATCGTCCGATACCATTCTCTGTGTTAATCTCTTGTGGAATTTTAACTATAAATCCAAGGGATACTGAAATGAAAAAAATAGCTCTAGCATTGGCAATTGTCACAGTAACAGGCTGTTCGACAACAGTTGTACCTCCCAGCCAAGCTATTTCCGCCTCAAAAGAGCATGTTTTTAAATATCAAGAAAACGAAGGTAATAACGGTAGCCTGACAATCGTTCGTGATTCAGGATTCGTGGGAGCAGGATGCTATGCAACAGTTTATTTGAATGGTGAACGAGTAGCGAAACTGGATCCGAAAGAAAAAGCGACATTTTATTTATCAGAAGGAGAGTGGGCTGTCGGTGCTAATCTTGAAGGTAAAGGACTTTGCAGTTTAAACCGAGAGAGACAAGAACGATTTTTCAATATTAAAGCTGGAGAGAAAAAAGCAGCAAGAGTTTTTACGGATGCTAATGGCGATTTGGATATAAGGCCAACCACTATTAATTAACTCGTTTCCCACCAGCTGGAGCTATTATGCAGGAAATAATGACAAGAATTGAGCTTTCTGGAATTCTTGGCAAAACTTTCGGGAAGGTTCATCATCGGTTGATTTCAACAGTCCAAGAAGCAGGCATAGCGCTGGCTGCAACCATCCCTGGATTTGAAAATTTCATGAATAACAGCAAAGAAAAAGGGTTGACCTTTGCTGTTTTCAAAGGAAAGAAAAATATCGGTAAGGATGATTTAGGATTCCCCGTTGGTGGTGAAGTTATCAGAATTGTTCCTGTTTTAATTGGTAGTAAAAAGGCGGGGCTGCTTCAAACAATTCTTGGAGCAGTTATTATTGTTGCCTCTGCTGTCGGCTCTTACTTTGTTCCTGGCAACCCCGTGTCAGCATTTGGTTATAAAATGGGGGCTGCTATGATGCTCGGCGGCGTTGTTCAGATGCTCTCCCCACAGCCAGCAGGCCTGGCCCGAAAAGAATCCGCTGACAATAAAGCGTCCTACGCCTTTGGGGGCGTGACGAATACTGCCTCTCAGGGATACCCGGTCCCTTTGCTTTATGGCAAACGCCGAATTGGCGGAGCCATTATATCTGCCGGTATTTACGTAGAAGACCAGCAATAAGTTTTATTCAGTAAACCATCCAATTCAGGCCACCTTGCGGTGGCTTTTTTTATGGGCGTAATATGGCAAATAACATAATTAAAGGGCGCAAGGGTGGCGGCTCAAAGCAGCGTACACCGACGGAACAGCCGGATGATTTACAGTCCGTTGCGAAAGCCAAAATTCTGCTCGCATTAGGTGAGGGTGAATTTACAGGTGGTTTAACCGGGAAAGATATTTATCTTGATGGCACCCCGCTTGAAAATGCTGATGGTTCGCAAAACTTCAGTGGCGTGTCCTGGGAATTTCGCCCCGGCACGCAGGCTCAGACTTATATTCAGGGTATTCCCGGTACTGAAAATGAAATCAGTGTAGGAACGGAAGTTTCCAGCAAGACAGCCTGGACCCATACCTTTACTAATACCCAGCTTTCTGCCGTTCGTGTCCGCCTGAAATGGCCGTCCCTGATGAAACAGGAAGATGACGGCGACGTGGTGGGCAATACCGTCAAGTATGCGATTGACCTGCAGACCGACGGCGGCGCCTGGCAGACGGTGCTGGAAACCGCTGTCACGGGTAAAACAACCTCCGGTTATGAGCGGAGCCATCGTATTGATCTGCCCCATGCCGGCAGTACCTGGACGCTACGCCTGCGTAAAATCTCTCCGGATGCAAACAGTGTCAAAGTTGGCGACGTGATGACGCTGCAGAGCTATACCGAAGTGATTGACGCGAAGCTGCGTTATCCCAACACCGCGCTGCTTTATATCGAGTTCGACTCCAGCCAGTTTAATGGCTCCATTCCGCAAATTTCCTGTGAGCCGCGTGGGCGCGTGATTCGTGTGCCGGATAACTACAATCCGGAAACCCGCGAATATACCGGCGTTTGGACCGGCGGGTTTAAATGGGCCTGGACGGATAACCCGGCCTGGATCTATTACGACATTGTTATAGCTGACCGTTTTGGTCTCGGTAATCGTCTGAGCAGCGCCAATATTTCGAAATGGACGCTGTACCAGATTGCACAGTACTGCGATCAGCTGGTTCCTGACGGGCGTGGTGGTGACGGCATGGAGCCGCGCTATACCTGTAACGTCTATGTTCAGGAACGCAACGATGCTTACACCGTGCTGCGAGACTTTGCCGCCATTTTCCGGGGCATGACCTGCTGGAACGGTGAGCAGATTGTTGTGCAGGCTGATATGCCGCGTGATGTCGATTTTACCTATACGCGCGCCAATATTATCGGCAAACCCCGTTATTCGAGCAGCAGCAGCCAGGTTCGGTACACCAACGCCCTGGTTTCCTGGTCTGATCCGGATAATGCTTATGCTGATGCGATGGAGCCGGCGTTTATCCCGGAACTGGTTTCCCGCTACAGTTTTAACCAGCTCGAATTGACCGCGATTGGCTGTACGCGCCAGAGCGAAGCCCACCGTAAGGGGTTGTGGGGCATACTGACCAACAACAAAGACCGGGTCGTTGAGTTTGATGTGGGGCTGGACGGTCGCATTCCTCAACCCGGTTATATCATTGCCCTGGCGGATGAGTTGCTGGCCGGACGGGTCAACGGCGGGCGAATCAGCGCGGTGAATGGCCGGGTGATTACTCTGGATCGTGATGTGGATGCCAAACCTGGCGACCGTCTCCAGCTAAACCTGCCATCCGGTATCTCACAGAGCCGGACCATTCAGGCTGTTAACGGACGCCGGCAGATTACGGTCACAACGGCGTACAGTGAGACACCAGAACGGGAATGCGTCTGGGCCGTTGAATCCGATGACCTCTTCCTGCAGCAGTACCGGGTTACAGGGGTAAAAGAGAACAGCGATGCCACCCTCACGATCACCGGCGTGGCACATGACCCGGATAAATTCGCCCGCATCGATACCGGCGCTATTATCGACCAGCGCCCGGTTAGCGTATTGCCGGCGGGCAACCAGTCACCTCCTGACGATATTGTCATCACATCCCGCTCGGTCGTGAATCAGGGGATCAGCGTCGAAACGATGCAGGTTAACTGGTCAGCTGTCAGCGGCGCTATTGCCTACGAGGCACAGTGGCGCCGTAACGACGGGAACTGGATTAATGTGCCGCGCAGCTCGACCACCTCGTTTGAGGTCAGCGGCATTTATGCCGGTCGTTATCTGGTTCGCGTCCGCGCGATAAATGCGGCGGAGATCTCGAGCGGCTGGGCGTATTCCGAAGAGAAAACCCTGACCGGCAAGGTCGGCGAGCCGCTGGCACCGCTGGCGCTGGCAACCCGTTCTCTGGTTCATGGGGTCCAGGTTAGCTGGGAGTTCCCGACCGGCTCCGGGGATACGCTGCGCACGGAACTACAGTACAGCAAAAATCAGGACGGCAGTGCGCCGATGCCGTTATCAGACGTGGCCTATCCGGGGAAAAGCTATCAGCAGATGGGCCTCAGTATGGGTGCAGAATTCTGGTATCGGGTGCGCCTTGTGGATCGTCTTGGCAATGAAAGCCCGTGGACCGGCTGGGTCCAGGGGATGGCCAGCGATAACTTTGATGACTACTACGAAAACCTGACCGACGCGATCAAGGATACGGCTGCCTGGGAGGAAACGCAGCGCACCATTAGCGAAACACAGGAAGGTATCCGCAATACGCAGCAGGAACTGGAGCAGACCGCTGAAGCTCTGCGTAAGGAAGCCGAAGACCAGGCGAAGCAGGTCAGCCAGGATATTGATGCATCGGCGAAAAGCATCACGGCTGATGTTGACGGGAAGATCTCCGCCGTGAATAAAACCATCACGGATGAGATTACCTCGGTCAATGAGGCTCTCGATTCTGGTCTGGCTCAGGCAAACAAAGGCGTTCAGGAGGCAAAATCCGCCGTCGCAGATGCGAACAAGCAGATCGCAACTGTGAACAAGTCGCTGACCGACAGCATCACCCAGGTAAGACAGTCAGTCACCGATACGGCTGCGGAAATCAACGCCACCATCGACCTGGAGATTGCCAGGGTCAGCAAAACGCTGGCCGACGGCGATGCCGCATTGAATGCGCAGATAAAGACTGCCGAAAATGGCCTGAAGCAGTCGCTGTCTCAGGTCAACACCACGCTGACCAATGCGGTGAAGCAGGAGACCGCGGATCGTATCGCCGATGTTAACGCGAAGGCGTCACAGGCCGCTGATGAACTGCTGGCGGCAACGCAGGGGATTGAGGCGAGTATCGAGAGCCTGACTCAGGTGATGAAGACCGCCGATGAAAATCTGGCGCGGGAAATGTCCAGCCTCGCTGCCGGCGCTAATATCCAGTTCGATTCGCAGGTTATCTGGCATTTCAACAATCAGACGACCGAGGGCTGGACCGGCAGCGCCGGCGTACCGGGTGTGTCCCAGGATGGCTGGTTACGCCCGGCGGACAGTGCCACCGATCCGTACATTACCTCTCCTGGCGGACTGGCTGTCGATGGTGCGGCGTACCGCTTCATCATGCTGCGCTTTCGTAAAACCGGTAAACCAGTCTGGGCGGGTGAGATCCGCTGGGTGTCTGCCGGCGAAAACTTCAATAACACGAAGCGATACATTGTTGCTGAGCCGGAATATGCCGATGGGGTGGCAACCCTGACGGTGCGTGATATTCCGTGGACAGGGAACATTGATCGTATTCGCCTGGACCTGACGAACCAGCAGGATGCCAGCAACTTTATCGAATTCGACTGGATCGCCGTTGGCCGGCCAGCACCCGGCGCCAGTACGGCGGCTTTGCAGGATGTGCGCAGTACGCTGAGTAACGCGCTGACTGCCGAAGCGCAGGCACGCAGCACGTTGGCGGCGCAGATGCGTGGCTCCTATGATGGGAGCGATCTGGAGAAAGTCACCTCCGGGCTGCTGTACCAGGAAAAAACCGCACGCGTTACCGCCATCTCGGCGGAAGTTAAGGCCAGAGAGTCCCTGCAGACGCAGTTTAACGACAACAAAGCTGCTGTTTCTGGTGAACTGAGTTCTCTGACGACAGAGCAGAGCGCGCAGGCGAGCCGTATCGGTGGCCTGGAAACCAGCCTCGGGAAAAAAGCCGATGCAGCCGCGCTGACGTCCCTGACGCAGAAAGTTGAGCAACAGGGCGCCACGCTGACATCGCAGGGCGCCGCGTTAACATCGCTCACTAACCGGGTTGGCCAGACGGAAACGGGCCTGGCTGGTACTAATGAGGCGCTGAGCGGGCTGCAGTCTGTTGTTACCCAGCATGGCGACAGGATAACCAGCCAGGGTCAGTCCATCACGAAACTGACGAGCGATTTGGGCATGACAAATGCCGCGCTGGCGAAGAAAGCCGAAGCGGCTGCGGTCACTGCCTTAACGCAGCAGGTAGAGCAAAACGGACGGGATATTCGCAGCAATACTGACAGCATCACCAGCCTGTCGAATCAACTGGTCAATGGCCAGCCGAATCGCTGGTCCCGTCGACTCTATCCGGTGCAGCTGGCTAACGCCGGGACAGTCCCGTCATTCAGCGATGTTCGCGCTGTGGCACCAACGGTAGTGGATGAAGTGGCCGACGCGGCCAAACTGGACTTTACGTCCGCCGGCAGCTATCTGATCGCGCTGTATTCCTGCCAGGTGAAAGTGGCCGCAGATACCACCATCACACTGGCGCCCGGCGCCAGGGTTTTTGATGATACCGGCGCCATATTTGTGAATGGGGTTCAGGCCGCCCGGGGTAACGCCAGCTGGAATACCGTCAGTTTTGAACTGAAAGCCGGCTGGAACACCGTTGAGTTTCTGGTGAATCAGTGGACCGGCCAGGCGTATATCAACCTGGGCCTGAAGCTGTCAGACAAGGTTGCCGAGATGTACTCCGGTCTCGGGGTTTCCGCGCTGGCAAACGCAGCCGGCGTGCTCAGCTCGAATGTCAGCCAGATTGGCAACGAGGTGGTCAGCAATTCGCAGAGCATCACCCAACTCCGGAATGCGCTGACGCAGACAGACGCGAACGTGGCCAGCAAAGCGGATCAGACGGCGATGAACTCGCTAACCGGACGAGTGGAGAAGACGGAATCCGGGCTGACGGCTGCTAACGCCAACATTACCTCGCTGAAATCCGCTGTACGGGCCGGAAACGCATCAGGCGGAGATTTAATTCCCAACCCGACATTTGACCCGGCTTACGACCAGATGGGGTTTAGCGTCGTATCCACGACGGCTGAGGAGGTCCCTCCTGGCTGCCCGTATGGTTATGCGGCCAGAATTGCCAGCCGGGATCACCATCCTAACTTTGCCGCGTTCCCGGCCACGCTTAACGATGTGATTGAGATCAGCGCACTGGTTGCCTGCGGCGCCGGCACGGCGAATTTTAATCTGTATGTTGGCACCGCCGTTCGGCCAGATACGAGCACCGGTGCGCCACTCATGGCGGGGGGCGGAAAATCACCTTCCGCGACCTGGCAGAGAACCACCTGGCGCTTCAAGGTCACGCAGGCGATGGTAGACAGGGGTTATATCCGCCCGTTCCTGCAGATCTCGCAGAACAGCCCGTATGGCACCGTATGGTTCGTTACGGACTGGCATATGCGAAATGTGACAGCGGCGCAAAAGGTTCAGGATACTGCGGATGCCACGGCGGCGGCGGTTGACTCGCTGACCACCACCGTGACGCAACAGGTTAATCTGCTGACCTCGACCGGCAACCGGACAACCCAGCTGGAAAACGGGCTGGCCACCACCAATGCCGCAGTGGCCAAAAAGGCTGATGCGACAGCGGTGCAGGATTTGACCAATACCGTCACACAGCTGGGCAACGATCTGACTGCTGCGAACAGCGCCATCACGAAACTGACCGGAAATCTGGCGAATACCGATAAAGCGCTGGCGCAGAAAGCCGATGCGACTGCGCTGGCCACGCTCGACACGAAAGTGACGCAGCAGGGTAAAACGCTGGAGAGCCAGAGCAATTCGCTGACGAATCTGTCGAACAGTCTCTCGCAAGTTGCGGCAGATATCGATGCCAGCGGTCAGATACCGGGTAACCTGGTCGTGAATCCCTCATTTGAACGCGGGCTGGATGGTTATACCGGGCGGTCAACCGCGACCAGTGTGGTGGAGGTTTCCGCTCCTCACAGCGGGACGCGGGCGCTGAAGGTTGATCCGGGGAGCGTGTCTCCGGGGCAATACATCCCGTTTGTTCAGGGGCGAACCTATGAAATCGGGGTGTGGGTCAAGGAACCCGGAGCGACGACGGATAATGGCGCGGGGAACAACAAGTTGCGGATCGGTAACTCTGCCGGCCAGCCGGTCTTTGAGCGTCCGTACAACAGCGGCACGGTGGGGACAAACTGGACCCTGGTTTCCGGTCGCTGGAAAGCGACGGAGACAGCCAGCCTGCCGGTGACGCTGAGCAACTATCTGATTAATGGCAGCCGCTACTTCGATGATTTTTACGTCACTGACGTTACCGACCGGGTGGACATCGATGCCACCGCCGGCGCCGTTACCGGACTGACGAGCCGGGTCAGCACAGCGGAAGGGGCTATCACCTCGCAAAGCCAGCAGCTGACGAACCTGCAGAACAGCCTGAACACGACCAACAGCAATGTGTCGAAGAAGGCCGATGCAACGGCACTGACTTCGGTCGATAACCGGGTGACAGAGGCGGAAGGGAAACTGACCACACAGAGCCAGCAGCTGACAAATCTGGCGAATGTGCTGACGGCCACCCGCAACGCTGGCGACAACCTGATCCCGAACTTTGATTTTCTACAGGGCAGCACTGCCTGGGATATTCAGTATCCAGCCGGTGTGACTTTTGGCGATTTCGGGGACGGGAAAGCGGGGGTCCGGCTGAACCGGACGACTAACACCAGTCCGGGGATCTTCTCCAACAACAACAAGCCGGTGCCGCTGAATGGCCAGCGCAAGTACCGCGTGGTGGTGAAGGCCAAAGGTGTTTCCGGCGCGATGAGTCTGCTGATCCGTCGCCAGAACAAAATCGGCCAGACGGACAGTACGTATGAGGATAAAACGGTCACGCTGACCACTGACTGGCAAACCATCACCTGGGAAACCGGATTGACGGCTGCCGGCGCGGACGGGCAGAACTTCAAACTTTATTCTCATCCGACAAACGGTGAAATCTGGCTCGATTCCGTCCGGGTTTTTGATATCACCGATGAAACCAACATCAAGGCGACCAGCGATGCTGTTTCGTCTCTGACCGGGACGGTGACGAACCAGGGGAACACCCTGACATCACAGGGGCAATCCATCACGGCGCTGAATAACGCGCTGGAAGGGGTCAAAGGCGATGTGGCGAAGAAGGCTGATGCGTCGGCGGTCAGCTCACTGACCAACCGGGTTACCCAGACTGAAAAGGATATCCGTAGCCAGGCCGACAGCCTGACCAGGCTGAATACATCGCTGAAGCAACAGGCAACACGGGGAGCCAATGTACTGCCGGACGGCAGTTTTGAATCCTATACCGTCGGCGATGTTCTCAGTAATGCCCGCGCTGTTATCACCAGTGAAGCTGCGCACAGCGGGACCAAAAGCCTGCGTGTTACGCGCAGTACGGAGTACAACCCGAACGCGACGGATAATAACGATACCCATATCTTTTCTGGTATGCAGGTTCGCGATAATGCGGTCTATTACGTGGAGGCGTGGGTTAAGTTGCCGGCTGGCTCGACCGCCGATCCGACCGTTTATATGGTGCTAGGATTTTCCTTCCAGGATTCTGCCAATGGCTGGTCGTGGCCTGGCCTGAACGTGAAAGTCTCCGAGTTGTCGGTGGACAACTGGACAAAGGTCAGTGGCTATCTGACCAACAACCGAACCGCACTGAAACAGGCAATGGTGAGGATCTCCATCCCGAATACACCAAAAGTTCGCCTGGGTGACGCCTTCCTGATTGATGATCTGATCATCACTGACGTGACCGATGCGAAAGCGGCGCTCGATGCCGCCGATGCGAATGCGCAGGCGCTTTCCAGTCTGTCCGCGTCAGTCACGCAGAACGGGAAGAATATTACGTCTCAGGGCAGCGCGATCACGAAGCTGCAGTCGGATGTGACGCAACTTGGTAAGGATATCAGCGGCAAGGCCGATGCCAGCGCGCTGACGAATCTGACGACCCGCGTGACGGCTACCGAAGGCAGCCTGAAATCGCAGGGAGACAGCCTGACCAACCTGCAGAACAGCCTGAACACGACTAACAGCAATGTGGCGAAGAAGGCTGATGCAACGGCGCTGCAGAGCCTGCAGAACACCGTTGAACAGCATGGCAGGGATCTGACCACGCAAAGCAGCGCGCTGACGAACCTGGAAAACAACTTTTCCTCCCTGGCCGTTGGCGGGACCAACCTTATCCGCAATGCGGACACACTGGAGGGATGGAGCAGCCGCCACGCCACAGAGACGTATCTGGGCGACCGCGTGGCCTACACCCGGCTGGCGAAAGGTGCATCCGGTTATATCCAGCTGGATGAACAGACGCTGGATGTTACCGGGCGTACTGAATTTGTATTCAGCTTCTATGCGAAAGGTGCCTATAACGGACAGGAAATGGCGAGTTATTTTTATAACCCGTCGAACACTACCACCACGGAAACCAGCCAGGGGGTTAAAGACGGGGCCGGTGACGGCAAGGCGGTCACGAAACTGACCACCGCATGGGCGCGTTACTGGGTGAAATGGGTTATTCCTGCCACCAGTGGCACCAAACGGCTGATTGCCGCGCGTCTGGAAAGCGCGACGTCTGCCGACAAAGAAGTCTGGCTCTGTCGCCCTCAGCTGGAAACCGGGACCGTGATGACTGACTGGTCACCGAGTCCGGATGATGCGGCCAGCGGTATTACCGCGAACACATCGGCCATTAACAGCCTCACCAGTCGGGTGACGAATGCCGAGGGGCAACTGACCGCGCAGTCTCAGAGCATCACGAATCTGCAGAACAGCCTGAACACCACCAACAACAACGTGGCACAAAAGGCCAGCGCGCAGTCGGTGAGTGATCTCACCAGCCGGGTCACCAGTGCGGAAGGCAAAATCACCTCCCAGGGGCAGGCTATCACGAAGCTGCAGGGCGATTTGAGCAGCACCACCGATAAGGTCAACACCAAAGCGGATCAGACGGCGCTTAACGCGCTGACTGGCCGGGTGGAGAAAACCGAGGCAGGCCTCACGGCAGCCAACAGCAACATCGTCAGCCTGACGGCGGCGGTGAACGCCGGGAATGCTGCCGGGGATGATTACATCCCAAACCCGTCATTTGATCCGGCGTATGACCGCATGGGTTATGACGTGGTGGAGACCACTGCTGCAGGTGTGTCGGCTGACTGCCCGTTCAGGTATGCCGTCCGGCTGGCCGGGCGAGACCATGTGCCAAAAATCAACAACATCGCTGTGACGCCGGGCGACGTTTACGAAATGTCTGCTCTGGTAGCGTGTGGTACCGGCAGCGCTGACTTTAATTTCTACATCGGTCGGGCCACCACTGCTACTGGTGGTATTGGGGCGAGAGCGTCCGGGGGAAACACCAAGACCACCACCGCGTGGAAACGAGCCACCTGGCGCTTTACTGTGCCGGCAGACACGAACTTCCTGCGACCGTTCCTGCAGGTTAATCAGAGCAGCCCGTTCGGCACTGTCTGGTACGCTGCCGACTGGCATATGCGTAACGTGACGGCGGCGAACAGTGCGCAGAAAACCGCAGATGCGACCGCAAAAGCGGTGGATTCACTGACCACCACGGTTAGCCAGCAGGGCGATACGCTCAGCAGCATCGGCACGCGGACCACCTCGCTGGAGAACAGCCTCCGGTCGACAAACGATACGGTGAGTAAAAAGGCTGACACGACAGCGGTGACGCAGCTGCAGGGCACGGTGACGCAGCAGGGGAATGACATCGCGGCAGCCAACAGCGCGCTGACAAAACTCAGCAGCGATCTGGCCACGACGAATGCGAATGTGAACAAAAAAGCGGACGCAAGCGCGATGAACACCCTGCAGAACCAGGTCACTGAGCAGGGCAAAACACTCAGTGCGCAAGGGGATTCTCTAACGCAACTTAGTAACAGCCTGAGCCAGACGGCAGCGGATATTGACGCCAGCGGGAAAATGCCGGGCAACCTCATTGTCAACGGCAGTTTTGAGCGCGGCGCGGCGGGCTTTACCGGCTGGAGCAGTACCGCGACGGTGGCCGATTTACAGGTTCCGCATTCGGGTAACAAGGCGCTGAAAATGTCCGCCGGCCAGTCGAACCTGGTCGGGCAGGAAATCAGTATCACGCAGGGTCGTACCTACCGCATGGGGGTATGGGCGAAGCAGGAGCCGGGAACCACGATTAAAGATGCGGGTAACACGAAGTTTCGTGTGGCCGACAGCACTGGCCTGCTGGTCGGCTCAAACTACGGACCGTTTAGTTCTGGCTGGCAACTGGTAACGTTTGACTGGAAAGCCACGAAGACCACGACGGCCAGTTTCCAGCTGACGACCTTCCTCAGCGCGGGGGCAATGTATTTCGATGATTTCCATGTCCTCGATGTTACGGATGAAAAGGATATCGCAGCTAATGCCGGGGCCATTTCTCAGATGAATACCCGCGTCACCGCTGCTGAAGGGGCTATCACCACCCAGGCGCAGCAGCTGACGAAACTCAGCGGCGATCTGGCCGTCACGAATGCGGCGGTCAGTAAGAAGGCCGAGCAAAGCGCTGTCACCGGGTTGACCACCCGGATGACGTCTGCCGAGGGTAAACTGGATTCGCAGTCGCAGCAGCTCACCAGTCTGCAGAACAGCCTGACCACGATGAATACTGAGCTGGGTAAAAAGGCTGACACGTCCGCGGTGAGTTCACTGACCGGTCGCGTAAGCCAGGTGGAAAACACCATCACCAGCCAGTCGCAGAGCATCACGTCGCTGACCAGCACCATCAATACCATCCGCACTCAGGGAGCTAATCCGTGGGTTGACGGTACGTTTGAAAGCTACAGCGATGGCCAGGTGCTGGGCGGGAACGGCACAGCCGTTGTGGTGGCGTCTCAGAAATTCACCGGCAATAAGAGCCTGCAGGTGAGTCGAGGAGCGAACAATAACGGCAACAGCGATAAACAGCTTGGGAGCTGGCAGTCAGTCCGTGAGGATGCGAAGTTCCGGTTTGAGTTCTGGGCTATGATGCCGGCGGATCAGGCGCCATCCTCCGGGTGGACAACGCTGGTCGGCATTAACTCACTGAATGCTGCCGGTCAAAACTCCTGGCAGTCGGCGGTCACTGTCAGCGAAGCCGCTCTTGGTGCGCGTGATAAGTGGGTGAAATTTACGGGTATTGCCAGTAACAACGGGGGTGGGAGAACACGCGCAGTGGTCTGGATCTCTACCCGTGGCGCCTCCGGCAGCGGCACCCCCGGTTATTCGCTGTATATCGACGATCTGGTTATCACGGATGTTACCGATGCGAAAGCTGCACAGGATGCCTCTGACGCGACGGCGAGTGCCGTGAGCGGTCTGACGGCTCGCGTAACGGATGCTGAAGGGAAAATCACCGCCCAGGCGCAGCAGCAGACGGCACTGGCCACGAAAGTGGATAATGCCAACTCCCGCGTCGATAACATGGCGAAGACGCTAAGCGACAGCCAGAGCACACAGGCCAGCCTGAATACCTCGCTTCAGTCGCAGATTGACGCGCAGGCGGCCGCCAACATCAAAAACCAGACGACGCTGGACAACACGATTAAATCGGTGGCCAGTATCACCAGTACCCAGCAGACGCATGCAACGGCACTGGAGGCGCTGGCAACGCAGCAGACGACCCTGACATCCAGTGTCGGGGATCTCAGCGCTTCCGTTCAGAACACCGCCAAAACCGTGGCGGATGTGAATGGTACGGTGAGTTCGCTGTGGTCGATGAAGGTTGAGACGGTTAGCGGGAAGAATGTTGGCGCGGGGATTACGCTGGGCAGCAATGGTGAAACGAGCGACATGATCCTCTACGCTGACCGCTTCTCGCTGTTTAACCGTAATAATGCGACGGCTGTTCCGGTGATGGTTGCCGAAGGCAATGAGCTGTATATCGATACGGCACGTATCAAAAACAGTTCCCTGACCTCAACCAAAATCGCGGACGGTTCCATCACGAACGCGAAGATCGGCAACGAGATCCGCTCGAATGACTTTGTTGACGGGTCACGCGGCTGGCGTATCGCCAAGGATGGCTCTTCGCAGTTCAACAACGTGATCGTTCGCGGTGCGGTTTATGCGACTGACGGCTGGTTCCAGGGTACGGTATATGCGAACCACATCGAGGGCGACATCGGGTCATTTGCGATCAACATCGCTCAGCACCGCACGCGCAAGGTGCCGAAGGCTACATGGCAGTGGTTTGAGCTGGCCCGGTTCCGGCGGCAGAATTTCGACCAGGTGATCAATATTCGCGGTGGACTCCTCCAGACGGATAGCATCACTATCGACGGCGGCGCGAAACTCAGAGCGGGGATGTCCTACGCGCCAGGGGCTGACGGCGGACTGAATCCTGGCTATCTGTCGTATGCAATGCTTCTTCGTGGCACAGGCGCTACGTCTGGTGGCGGCAGTATGGAGCTAGGCATTGAGCTTATGTATGAAACAGGTGGAGCAACACGCCTGTTAACGGCGCAAGAGTCAATGAACGTAGACAACATGTCATTTGTCGTCCCTGCCGGTACTGGCGACGCTGTTCTGCGATATGGCTGTTACCTGGACCGTAACGGACAGATGGTATTAACCATCCTCTCAAGATTCGACGCCTTCGCCGCGCGCAATAACAACGTAATTCGCGGTTCATCAACCTGATAACAATATATGGCCCCGCAAGGGGCCTTTTCTTTTTCCAGGGAAAACCATCCAGGAGGAACTTTATTATGGCGATGTATGAAGTCGGTACCGTCACGGGTGCCGCGTCGCAGGCACGGGTGACAGGTGCGACAACAAAATGGTCACAGGAGGCGCTGGGGATACTGCCCGGGTCGATTCTAGTGGTCTACCGCAGCGGTAGTGCTGACCTGTATGCGATCAAATCCGTGGACAGCGACACGCAACTGACGCTGACCCGGAATATCACCACCGCATTTTCCGGTGCCAGTTACGGCATTATTACCGCTGAAACCGCCAGCACCTCGTCGTTTGCTAACCAGCTGGCCAGCGCGTTTGCATTCTGGCGTAGTGTAGTGGAGGGCTGGTCGATGGCCCTGACCGGCAGCGGCAATATCACCCTGACTGACCCGATCACAGGAAAGCAGGTGACCGTGCCGGCGATAGCCGGGATGGCGAAGGCCTCGGATCTTAACGCGCTGGCAAAACTCACCGGAGGAAACAAACTCGACGGCTCGCAGGTTATAACCAGCGATAATGCCGGTTTTATACTCGGTAAGAACTCAGATCTGGCTCTGCTCAAAAAACAGGGGCAAGGCGGGACAATTGCCGTTGGCTCGGGAACACCGTTTAGGGTTCAGCGTTCAAGAGCGACCACTGTATCACCGGCAGACACCTTTGATGACATCCTCGTTATTGATGCCAACAACCGAACGACACTACCTGGCGCGCTGATTGCCGGCGGCGACATCGACAACACGACGAAGGGGTTGCTGTATACCCAGGCGATTGAGCTGTCGATGAACACGCCATACATTGACTTTCATCATAACAAAAGTGCTAACGACTACACCGCACGCCTCATCACTACAGCCGCAGATCAACTTAGTGTTCAGGGAAGCCATCTACGGGTAGACAGAGACCTGCGGGTGGGGCAAGCGGCCGACATCGGCAGCTGGATGCAGTGTCGCTATGACTGTGTGTCCCAGCAGACCGACTTCGGTTCCCCTGCCATTGGCGCGTTGATTTCCGGTGGCAAAGTCCGGTCCCGCATGTCAGGGCGTGGAGGAAACGGCGATACGGCTGGAGCGTGGGGTGGTTTCTACCTTGAAGAATACGTTGGGTACAACCACCGGGTGGTACTGTATATGGACGGTTTCGGCCGAAAAGATGCCTGGCTATTTTACACCGGAGGGACAATCTCCACCCCTAAAGGCGATGTTATGACCACTGGCTCAGACGTGCGGCTGAAAAAGGATTTTACGGAATCCCAGGAAGGGGCCTCCAGGCGTATTAACGCGCTGGGGATATGTGAGTTCAACATGAAAGGCGAAACACGCCGTAGGCGTGGATTTATTGCTCAACAAGCTGAAAAAGTTGACCCGATTTACACCTTTCAAAGCGGCGATGTAGAAATTGATGGCGAGAAGATCAATATCCTTAACGTAGACCATACGGCCATCATAGCGGATCTTGTTCTTACGGTGCAGGAGTTAACAAAACAAGTGCGTGATTTGAACAAGCAGGTTCAAACAAAAGAGTACTGATTGAGAGAAAATAGGTTATCAAAACTCGGATAATTTATCATGTAATCAGCATGTTAGAATTAACATAAAAATGGTTCTAGACAAGTGTTCAGAAACATATTTTTTTAAAAAATCAAAGGATTAAGAGCAATGCAGAGAACTACTGCTGCGCCACATGCAGTGGTTCGAAGCCGCAGACCTGATCGTTAAAGGCATGGAAGGCGCTATCGCCGCCAAGACCGTGACCTATGACTTCGAACGTCTGATGGAAGGCGCTAAACTGCTGAAATGTAGCGAGTTTGGCGACGCGATTATCGCGAATATGTAATCCCGTTAGTGGATTAAGTAAAAGCGGGAGCCGATGGGCTCCCGTTTTTTTTGAAGTTTGCGGATGCTTCCCCAAAACTTCCCCAAAATTCTTCCCCAAAACTGATTGAAGATCATACTGCTTTTTTACCAACAACGATCCACTCTTTGCCGCGGTCATCATTGTATCTGTCAGTCATTTTCATTGTTTTGTGCCCGCATTGCCATGGACAGGGACTCATTCGAGAGGTAAAGGATGTTGTTAAACATCCTGGTGTGAAAGGCATTCCCCCTTTTATTAAACCTGAAGTGGTTGAATCAACATGCAGACATTGTGCAGGAAAGGGTTGGATAAGCACTGCATGTAGGGACTGTCATGGGCGCGGTCTTGTACTCGATAAAAAGCGTACTGAGTTGCATAAAGTACCGGTACAAAATTTATGTGGACGGTGCAATGGCAAGGGTTACAGCCGTTTACCTACTACATTGGTAAAAGGTCGGGTAATTCGGTTGGTTCCGGATATGACAAATTATCAATGGCATAGCGGCTATGCTGAGGTGATCAATATTCTCGTCACAAAGTGTTGGCAGGAAGAGAGCTATGCCGAAGCTGAATTAAAAAGAATAACAAGTTGAATTTTACCAAGCCTTCTATAAACAGTAGAAGGCTTATTATATTGATGTAAAGTAATGGTGTTTTTCGTATTTGTACTTGCATACTGTTGTTTTGTGGTTTTTTTGACTAGAGAAATAAACCAGTAGATGTATTATATTTTCCAGAAACTTAAAGGTACGCGTAAAAATTTTTATTTTCCATTCGCTATGCAATTAATAGAGGTTATGGTTATAGTAATAAAAATGGTGGGGGATTATTATGAATGGGCGTAAAATTATTGCGTTTTTATGCGTCATATGTACCTCGGGTTGTTATTACACTACGTCACCAGTACCTAAGATAAACAAAGAGTTCTTAAACAACTACCCTTCTTTAATAGATGCTTATGGCACAGTCGAGGATAAAGAGTTCACTGCAGCTTGGAAGGACTTCCTCGAAGCCAGTGCCAGATGTAGAGTGATTCACAATAATTATGAAATAAAAGCTAATAACGCAGAGCAAACCAAGCTATTACTTGGAACAACTGGCGGTGTTGCTGGTATAACTGGTTCGACACTCATGGCTGCTGGCTCAAGCACTGTTGTCGGTGGGATTGCTGCAGGGATGGCTGGTGTGATTAGTATGATTTTGGGAAACTCTGAGAAAGGTCCATTAAGTACAAGCTATTTTGTTAAGCAAAAGGAAAGTATAGCTCATCAAATTCAACAGGCTGCAGATGATGCTAAAAGTGCGAAAGAACCGAAAGATGTATATATGATCGCTTCTAATTTATCTGCATCTTGTTTGGCTGCAGAGAGCTTAGATGGCGAAAAGTGATTTTTAGCTTAACGTTGAGGTTATTCTATGGCACCCACTCCTTTATCAGCGCATTTTAATAAAGAAGAGTTCGCGTGTAATGATGGTTGTGGTGGGGATTTTGATGTCCCCCCAGAGTTAATTAATATATTGGAAATAGCTCGCGCAGAGTTCAATGAACCAATCCATATAAATTCAGGATTTAGATGTGTGCCTTATAATCATGTTGTTGGAGGCGCTACTAACTCATTTCATTTAAAAGCATGGGCTGCTGATATTGTTATAAATAATGTTAGCCCGAAGAAAGTTTACGATTATTTTGATCAAACATATCCAGATAAATATGGCGTTATTGAATATGAAACTTTCGTCCATATTGATGTAAGAGAAATAAAGTATCATAAGCCACTAAATTGAAGTGTCGTGAGTAGAGGGTGGGGTTCTTCAAAAAGAATGGGTATGGTAGATACAACGATGGGCTTTGTATGTTCACCGTTGATAAACCCGCCAATGTGCGGGTTTTTTTACGGATAAAAATCACAAAATCCCGCTTCTTTTCAAGTACTTCTTGCTGGATACCTTCACCAGAGTTATCTGTGTGTCACGCCAAATTAAAGGGTAAAAGACATGCTAAATCAGCTAGATATGACAGAAACAGCCAAAGCGGTTTTGAACGCCTTAAGCGACAAGCCTGCAACGGCTGGAGAGATTGCACAGAATACGCACCTGACGCGCGAACGTTGCCAGTTAATACTGACGCAGCTTGTGATAGCGGGGTTATCTGATTACCAGTTTGGGTGCTACAAGCGCCTCCAGTAATGGAGATTTCCTGCTGTGAAAATGGGCGGCTGGTGGGTGTTGTAGCACCCAACCAGCCATTCGCTCATGTAGAAGGTCACAAGCGAACCATGGCCCACTGCTTTAGCGCAAAAGCATAGTGAGCCTACCAGAGTTACGCTTACTGATCTATGAAAAGCACTGTGAAAATATCCAGTATTGAGTTAGTCAATGCTGACTGCCTGCAATATCTTCCATCGCTACCTGATAACTCTATCGACCTGATCGTTACGGACCCGCCTTACTTTAAGGTAAAACCGAACGGCTGGGATAATCAGCGGAAAGGGGACGAGGATTACTTACGTTGGCTGGATAGATGTTTGTCCGAGTTCTGGCGGGTATTAAAACCCTCCGGCAGTATGTACCTGTTCTGCGGGCACCGTTTAGCCTCCGATATTGAAATACTGGTTAGAGAGCGTTTTAACCTGCTCAACCATATCATCTGGGCCAAACCATCAGGCCGCTGGAACGGATGCAATAAAGAAAGTCTGCGTTCATATTTCCCGGCTACTGAGCGGATCATTTTTGCTGATCATTATCAGGGCCCTTACAGGCCGAAAGATGATGGTTTCGCTGTCAAATGCAGCGAGCTTAAGCAGCATGTCATGACTCCATTAATTTCATATTTCCGTGATGCCAGAGAGTCTCTGGGGGTAACCTCTGCTCAAATTGCTGCTGCAACGGGAAAGAAAAATATGGTTTCCCACTGGTTTGGTCTTAGCCAGTGGCAGTTGCCGAGCGAAACCGACTATTTGAAGCTCCAGGCATTGTTCCAGCAAATTGCCGGTGACAAGCATGCTCGCAATGAGCTGGAGAGGCCTCACCACCAGCTGGTGGCATCATGGCAATCACTTAACCGGAAATACGCAGAGCTCCAGCAGGAGTATCAGCGTCTACGTAGACCTTTCAGCGTTTCTGTCACGGTGCCATATACCGATGTCTGGACCCATAAGCCGGTTCAGTTCTACCCGGGGAAGCACCCATGCGAAAAGCCCGCCGATATGTTGCAGCAGATCATCAAAGCAAGCGGCAGACCTAGTGAGGTAGTCGCGGATTTCTTTGCTGGTTCTGGTTCCACACTAAAGCAAGCTGCTCTGCTCGGGCGGAGAGGAATCGGTGTTGAACTGGAAACCGAGCGGTTTGAACAAACAGTTAGTGAAATTCGAAATTTAATGTTCTAAGTCGATAGGAATCGACCTCACTTCTGTCATTAGTACCCTAGTAGTTTTGCCTGAAGAATTAACTCCCGTCCGATTTTTATAGCGTACGTATCAATACAACAATCATAGTTTGTTGATATGATAGTGTAACTATACAAAGTGGGAGAAATTTATGGCTTGGTTAGGCGTTCCATTTAAGCTTTTGGAAGGCGTTGATGATTCAATCAGCCTTTCGGTCCGTGCATTACCTAATATTGTTTTGAAAAGTAGTGATTCAGACTATACATCTCTATGGATTACTGCTCTTGTTTCTATAATTGCGGGTCTTATTCCTGCAGGGATAGCATATTATACGTTTGTTCAAAACTCTAAAAATATTAAAGTGGAGAGGTTGGATCAACAGGATTTCCTCAAGAAAGAGCGAGGTGAGCAGCAAAGGTTTCTTCGTGAGGAACGAGCCACTCAGATTATTAATTCAGAGAAGGATAGGAAGTCACAGGCTGAAATAGCAAAGATAAACTTTAATATGCAAGTTCTTTCTGTTAATCGTCAGGTTTGGATTAATAATATCAGAGATTTGATATCGGAGTATATTTCCATTGCTCCAGAAATATATGCTGCGCAGCACGACTTCATGAATAAGCAAGTTTTTTATAATGATGTTGCTAATAAAAGGCTTGAGGTTATAAATAGTGGGCATGATTCTAAATCTCTAACTGACGCATATAATAGCGCGGCCTTGGATGTTGAAAATGCAATGCTCAAAGTTCGAGAGTATAGGGTGAAAGAGAAATATCTTAGTTCAAAGATAAAGCTGATGTTAAACCCAAAAGAGGAATGGTATTCTAAAGTTGTTAGTGTATTGGTTGAAATAAACAAGATAATTAACTCGTTGAATACTTCAAATCTATCTCCAAATGCAAGCGTTCAACAACATTTTTATAATAAACTTGACAACCTTATGATTTGCACTCAGGATTTGTTGAAATATGAGTGGGAAAGAGTTAAGAAAGGTCAGTGATATTAAGGCGCAATTAATTTTGCAATGAAGTTAATTGCGTTTTGTTTTGGTGTGGCATGGCGTTTTACCTCTTTTTCTTGTGCTTCTTTTTTTATGAGACTTAATGTCATGTATTGATTTTTTGTGATTTGGTCTCGTAGTTCTGATTTTTATATCTGGAATGATTGTTTTTATAGAAGTTGATATTTGGTTAATAACGGAATAAACATGCGGCAAAGACTTTATAGGGAATGTTGAAATTTATATCACTTAGTGGCGGTACAATAATCCCCTCGCTATTGAGAGGACACACAGCAAAAGAGGGGGCTAAATGTCCGATCCTGTCTCTGGGACTACGATTGCGGCTGGTGGACTGATGGGGGCCAGTATGTTTGGCCTGGCTACCGGGATTGATTATGGCGTTGTGTTTGGTGCGTTCGCCGGTGCAGTTTTCTACGTGGCCACAGCAGCGAATATTTCACGCGGAATGCTGGTGGCTTACTTCATGACGTCATTCATTGTTGGAGTCCTCGGCGCCGGACTGGTGGGCTCAAAGCTCTCAAGCTGGACCGGCTACAGCGATCGCCCGCTTGACGCACTGGGCGCCGTATTGCTTTCGGCGATGATCATCAAAGTACTGACATTCCTTAACAGCCAGGACCTGAATAGCTTGTTCAATATGCTTATCTGGGGTCGCCGGTGCAATTGTCACTCTGAAAGCGCCAGTGAATTATCAGGTATCCATCGAGGGCGGTTTCCAGAACAACGAGAATAAGCGGGTCCGCCATGTCGAGTATGAAATCCAGTATCGCGTTTATGGTTCCGGATCAGGGTGGACGAGTAAGCCAGGGGGTTACGCGCTTAAAAACATTAATGGCCTCGGTTTTACAGAGCGTTTTGAACTGTCCTCTCCTGGGCTGGTGGAGGTTCGATGCCGCCGCCGTAACGAGCAGGAGAACAATAACGCGAGAGACAGCATGTTCTGGCAGGCGCTCAGAGGTCGTTTGCTTTCCCGTCCGACCTCCTACGCAGGGATATCAACAATAGGGATCACGGTAGAAACCGGCGGCCAGCTGGCGGCGCAGTCAGACAAGCGTGTGAGTGTTGTCGCCACGCGGAATTATGATGGCGGTGGTGACAGGACAATCAGCGGTGCGTTCCTGCATCTTGCCCGCAGTCTGGGATATCGCGACGAACAGATCGACATTGCGGCGCTCAGTACGCTGGAGGCCACCTACTGGACGCCAAGGGGAGAATATTTTGATCACCAGGCAAGCAGTGACAGCACGTCAGCAAAGGATATTTTCGACAAAATAGCCGAGGCTGGCATGGGGTATTTTCTGCTATCTGACGGGTTGCTTTCTGTCGGGAGAGAGGGCGTCAAAAGCTGGACAGGGATCATTACTCCTCAGGATACCGTGGAGGAAATGCAGACGTCATTCAGGGTCCCGTCGGAGGATGATTTTGATGGCGTGGATGTGAAATATATCAACCCTGTGACCTGGGCGGAGGAAACCGTACAGTGCCGGACGCCGGAAAATCCTTTTCCGCGCAAAACGGAGTCCTACACCATTGATGTTGCCATGACTGCAGATCGCGCCTGGCGTATCGGGATGCGTCGGTTAATGAAATATCTCCACCAACGCCGAACGTATACGGCTACGACTTCAATGCTGGGATGGTGTCATGACTTCGGTGATCACATCATTTTGTCCGACGACATTCCAACCGGGAAAACCCAAAGTTGCCTGATTGACGCGATGATTTACGACTTCCAGGAAATTACGCTGCACGTCACGGAGCCACTGGACTGGAGCTACGCGAATCCTCGCTGCTGGATACAGTTTCAGGACGGTCGACCATCATCGCGAATGCTCACGCCGCAACGGGTAGATGATTTCACGCTGACGGTGCCGTACAACGACGACCTGCATCCCGACGACTGGATTATGGACGACCCAGATATTGACCTGCCGAAGTTATTGTTCTGCGACAGTGAAAAGGGTGCGCGGCATGGGATAGTCCAGGAGGTTGCCCCATCGGGTGACAGCAACTGTCAGATTACTGCACCTGAATATAAAGAAATTTTCTACCAGTACGACGACGCCACATACCCCGGCGACGTCGCTTAATACCAAAAAATCCCTTTAAACATTTCTTTCGCTCAAACCCTCGTTTGGGCGAAGCCTCTTTTTGGAGCAAAAACATGGCCGAACTTAACCCGCCACTGGGCACGACGACGCCGGAAATATTCATGGACAACGTTAAGCGCGCTGACGAGCTGGTTAACGGTCCGGCCGGAACGGTAAACGACCGCGCAGGCGAACCGCTCGATATCGAAGGCGTGAAATTAAATGGTGATGTGGTCAGCAAGAATGGAGGCGGCGGTAGCGTCGAACCTGTGCCCTCTGTACTGGAGAGCAGCGCAGCAGCGCACTGGCTGTTTGGCTATGAGTCCACGTCGTATACAAGCCGTGTGGGGTATAAAATGCTGACACCGCAGGCTGCGCCGGAATTCAATAACAATTACATTTCGATCTCCGCCTGGGGCGGCGCGCTGATGACCGATATCCCCGATGCCGGGGAATACACTGTCTGCGCGGTGGTCAGGGTATGGGGATTAAAACGGTGCTTCAACTAGCGGATACCGATATCCGTTTTATCCGGAAGCATTTTAATGTGGTTCTGGAGCGAACAGTGCGGGAGCTGCGCGGCGAGCCATGCCTTGGGCTTGAGGCGTTCGCGCCGGTAAAGCAGGAAATCGTGTGCAGCCGTTCGTTCGGCGTCCGTATCACTGAATACCATGAGATGAGGCAGGCGATATGCAGCTACGCCTCACGTGCAGCTGAGAAACTCCGTGGTGAGCACCAGTATTGCAGATTTATCTCCGCATTTGTCAAAACCAGCCCCTTTGCGCTGAACGAACCGTATTACGGGAACAATGCATCAGTAAAGCTGCTTACACCGACCCAGGATAGCCGGGACATCATCACCGCGGCGACGAAATGCCTCGATGCAATCTGGCGAGACGGGCATCGCTACCAGAAAGCAGGCGTGATGCTTGGCGATTTCTACAGTCAGGGCGTAGCGCAACTGCATCTGTTCGATGATAACGCACCACGGAAGAACAGTGAAAAGCTCATGGAAGTACTCGATCATCTCAATGCGAAGGATGGCAGGGGGACGCTCTATTTTGCAGGGCAGAGGATCCAGACCGCTTGGCAGATGAAACGAGAAATGCTATCTCCGCGCTATACTTCGAGGTTCTGTGACCTGCTCAAAGTCAGGTGACTCAGTCTTAACATTTAGTGGTTGTACTGCTACTAAAGTCCGCTTATAGCGAGGTGCGGACAATAAAGAGTACCTTTAAAAAGATTGGAACTGGCTGGGAAGGTATTGTGCGACCAAGAAAATCTCAATTACAACAAAATTTGGTTGAATTTTAATAATTTTCATTGCAACATACACGCAGCACTAGCGTTCCGCTTAGTATGTGACAATCAACTTTTTAAATCGTTAGATCTTGCTTTTTAATTAAAGCGTCCTTTATGGACCTATCGGTAAGGCCCCACCATCGCCACCTACGATGGTGCCGTAGCCGACGACATTACGTACGGTCGAAAAGATAACACTGGCTGCTACTGACGATTGTTGATGTAAACATCTTTGTTGTCTCCACCCTTGAGCATGGGTAGACCGTACGTAACTTTGTTTGGTGAAATTATGGACAAATTCAAACCATACAGTAAATCAAAAGCCCCTATTTCTACGCTTCACAAACTAGCTCAAACTTTATCCATCTCAATTGATGAGTTAAATGAAATTGCAGCACTATCAGAAGATGAAAAATACTCAAGAAAAGAACTTCCAAAAGCAGATGGAAGTAAAAGAGTAGTCTACTCACTTCATCCGAAGATGAGATTGTTACAATCTAGAATTAACAAGAGAATTTTTAAGGAATTAGTGATTTTTCCTCCGTTTCTCTTTGGTTCTGTACCGGGTAAAAATGATGGTGTAAATTCCAATATCAAACGCGATTATATATCCTGTGCAAAAGCTCATTGTGGAGCGAGAACAGTTCTAAAAGTAGATATAAGTAATTTCTTTGATAATATCCATAAGGATTTAGTTCGTGATGTCTTTAATGATGTGTTGAATATTCGAGGCGAAGCTTTGGAATATGTCACAAATTTATGTTGTAAGGGTGACTTTGTCGTTCAGGGAGCACTGACATCAAGTTATATAGCAACTCTATGTCTTTACGAACAAGAAGGGTGTGTGTACCAAAGAGCCCTAAGAAAAAATCTTGTATACACCCGTTTAGTTGATGATATTACGGTATCATCAAAAATCAATGGATATGATTTTTCGCAAATATTAAGTCATATTGAAAATATGCTTTCAAACCATGATTTACCTGTAAATAAGCGTAAGACCAAGGTATTTCACTGTTCATCAGAACCGCTAAAAATACATGGGTTACGAGTGGATTACAATTCTCCACGACTACCTGGTGATGAAGTGAAACGTATTAGAGCATCTCTACATAATCTCAAGAAACTTGCTGTTAAAAATAACACCAAAACAAGCATGGCATACAGAAAAGAATTTAACAGATGTATGGGGCGTATAAACAAGCTAGGGCGTGTTGGTCATGATAAGTATGATTTATTTAAAGAGCAGTTATTGGCAATAAAACCATTGCCATCGCTAAGAGATATTAAGATTGTTGAGTCTGCTGTAACAAGTCTCGAAAGTTCATGTTTAATAGGTAATGGCAACAAACATTGGTATAAGAGAAAATATAATCTTACATTATATAAATTAATCATCCTGACTCGTTCAAAAGCATTTGATGGGGTAGTCAATGCGTTTAAAGAACGATTGAAAAAGGTAAGACCAGCGTGA